AATGGAAATTATAGCGGTAGCCACGCTGGCCCTGGTTGGATCGCGATCCCAACGAAGATGAAGGGTTTACCCCTGTCGCAGGCGGTTGCTGTCGGCTATACTTCGCGGCCGCGCCGAAGTGGCGGAATCGGTAGACGCAGCGGACTCAAAATCCGCCGCCCTTAAAAGCGTGTGGGTTCGAGTCCCACCTTCGGCACCAAAGATCCTTGCGGCACAAGCTTTAGCGGCTCACTTGGCGTAATCCAGGCGGGCCGTTATCGTTTCCGGCCTTTGGGTATGCCGGCCCGGTTGCGGTCGCGCCACTCGACGACCTCGCCGGCAACCCACGTCGCCGGCCGCATCGTCAGCCGAATCGGGAAGTCAGGCCGGCAGGCCACCGTCTCCAGCACCGTCCGGGGCGCCAGGCCCAGGATCTGGCCGACTTCCTCGGCGCCGATGGCGCGGTGCTCCCACGGGATGTTCTGCGCTGCGCTCATAGTGCTGCTCCCTCCACCGTAGTATCGGGAGCGCAAATGCTGATGTGCTGCAAGCCCATGCCCAATGCGTCGATGATGATGTTGGTGCTCATGCGATGTCCTTCGGCGCGCGGCGCCGGCTCAGGGTGATGCGGCGCCACCACGGCGCGCGCAGGCGTTCGTTCTCGGCGCGCAGCCGCTCTATCTCGCTGGCGGCCTGGGCCAGCTGCTCGCGGAGGATGGATTTCCGGGGCTGGCGCATCCGGCGTGGCTGGCGGGGGAATAGCTGGTCGGTCACTGGCCCACCGCCAGATCCAGCGGCTGCTGGCCGAAACTCGCCGCGCATGCGGGGTTCGTCCACAGCACCTCGGTGCGCATTGCTGTGCCGCGGCCAGCACTGATGCGCGCCTGCGTCCGGTGTTGCGCCCAGCCAGCGAGCATGCGGTCGTAGAGCGGAGAGGGGTAGCCCGACAGCACGACCATCCCTTCCAGATCGATCACCGTGGCCAGCAGGTCGGCATGGTCGGACTCGGTCATCTCGTGTCGGTAGTACCCCGCCTTGCCGGCCTGCATGATCCTCGTCTCGTGCATGTAGGGCGGGTCGACGTAGTGCAGGGTGGTCGGAGCATCGTGCTGGCGCATCACCTCGATCGCTGGCCGGTTCTCGATCAGCACCCCTGCGAACCGCTCGCCGACCTCGGCGAGAACGGCGGGGTATCGCACCCACAGGCTTTGCGCGGTGCCATATGCGCGCTTCGTGTCGATCCTGAATCCGGTTTTCCCCTTCGTTGCGCCAGCCGATCCGAATCCCATCTGTGCCCGGATCAGGAGCCGTCGCGCTCGCTCGACCGGGTCCTCGGTGTGTTCGAACGCGACGTCGAACTCTTCGCGCGCATAGGGCGTGGCAGCCAATTGGTCTTCCAGCTGCACACGGAGCGCCGCGTCCCGCACCACGCGGAAGAGGTTCACGACGTCGCCGTCCAGGTCGTTGTAGACCTCCGCGTAGGCGCGCGGCTTCTGCAGCAACACACCGGCAGCGCCACCGAACGATTCGACGTAGGCGCGATGCGGGGGGAAGTGCTGGATCACCCATGGGGCAAGGCGAAACTTCGCGCCGTGGTAGCGGAATGCTGGCGAGGTGATCACTTCCGCACCTCCGCCTGCGCATCGTCGCGCAGCTGCTGCAGCGCCGGCAGGACGTTGAGGCGGACGAGCTCGTCGGTCGTGGCGGCCTCGCGAGCCTGGTTCACGGCCCACGTGAGCGCGTAGAGGCGGTCTTGCAAGTCGATGTTCATGCAGTAACTCCCATGGCGTCCAGGTCGATCTCGTCCACCTTGTCGCGCAGCTTGTGGCGCGCACGGCGCAGGTCGTTGGCGATCGAGCGGCGCAGGATGGCGGCGTCGAAGGTCAGCTGCCAGAAGTGGCAATGGCCGCTGTGGTCGCGCCGGAACAGGCGGTAGGTGACCGTCGTGTCGCTGAGCAGCACGCGGCCCCAGCTGAAGCCGCCGCTGCGCTGCGGCGTGCGGCGTGTGAGGTGGCGGGTCATGCGGTCACCTGCTTGAACTCGATCACCCAGACCCAGGGATCCGCGAGCCAGTCGCCGCCGGTGGATTCCCACAGGTGGATGAAGGCATCGCGCGCGTCCGGCCGCGGGTTGTGGCAGCCGCACGGCTCGCTGCAGCCGCAGGTGCAACAGCCGCCGTCCGTGATGCCCTCGGCCCTGGCACCGGCCTCGTCGATCTCCTGCAGACGCTCCACGCGCACAGCACTGATTTCCAACACCAGCCTGCAGGCCCAGCGCGGCATGTGGAACGATCGGCGAGGCTTACCGACGCAATGGTCCGCCGGTGCGTTGCCGTCGGCATCGAACCAGACTGCGTGCGGCTGCAGATCGCGCGGCGGAATCTTGTCGGCGCGACCATCGTCGCCAGTCGTGCGCCACGGTTCACGCACCCACAGCCGGTCGCCTGGCTGGCCGAACGGGCATGCGAACGGATCACCGCAACCATGGCCGGTGGCCGCAAGCACCCAGTTCCAGGCGCCAGATCCGTTGTGGTACGGCGCGATCGGATGGTGCCGCGCAGGGTCGTTCGATGGCTGCGGCTTCACCGCGCGCCGGGTCTGTGTCTTCGCGCCGGACAGGATGGCGCGCACCATGGCGCCGTTGAACAGGATGGGTCGCTCTTTCACGCGGCGTTCCTCGGGGTTTCGCGGCGCGCCGGGCCGAACCACAGGCACGCCAAATTATTGAGCCGGACCTGCACCGCATCCACGCGCACCGGCGCCAGCGGCGCGCGCATGCGCTGCACGTCGTTGTCGCAGAGCCGGCAGGCGCCGCGGCGCTTGCCGCCGGCCAGCGGGAACTGATCCTCGGGCAGGCGCCGCTGGCAGTGAGTGCAGGTCCGGCGCATCACGCGGCCGCCTTCGCGACGGCCAGGGCCAGCCGGCGCTGCATCGCGTACACCATCGCCGGTAGCCGCGCCGCGTCGTACAGCTTCGACGCGCGCTCCGTGGCGACCGGCTGGAAGCCCAGTTCGGCCAGGCCGTCGGCGCTGATCGATAGCGGCGCGATGAGGGCCTGGATCTCGCCGAGCTTGAGCTTGCGCATCGGCGCGCTGGCCGCCGCCGGCACTGCCGCTGCTGCCGGCGCAGAGTAGGCGAGGGCAGGCGATTGCACCGGCGCGGGCGTGGCGGCCGCCACCTGCTCCGACATGGCCTGCGGCTCCGGCTCAGCGACGCGCGCGGCCTGCTCCTGCTCGGCGCGCAGTGCACGCTCGCGCGCTTCCTCGGCCTCGCGGTCGGCTTGCTCCTTCACCAGGCGGGCGGCCTCGGCCTCCTGCTGCAGGCGCTGCGCGCGCGCCTCCTCCTCGGCGCGGATCTTCTCGCGCTCCTGCTCGCGGCGTGCTTCCTCGGCGCGTTCGAACTCGTTGATCCGCGCCGCCACCAGGTTGCGCAGGTCGTCTGGCGCCTTGCTGGCGCAAAGCTGCACGCGGTCGGCGAACAGCGTCGCGTGGTCAGGGTGCGCGGCCAGGATAGCCACGTTCGCGCGCACGCGGTCGGCGGTCTGGCTTGCGGTGATCTTGGCATTGGTGGCCACCGCGTCGACCGCATCCTGCATGCTGGCGAACGAGCGCTTGCCCTTCATAGCCGCCTGTAGTTCCGCGATCAGCGTGGCGGGCATAGCGAGGGCGTGCTCGCCCAGCGTCTCGTTGATGCTGCGCACGTGGTCCTGCACCGCCCGGCGCGCGGCGTTGCCGATCTCGGTGCGGCGCTCTTCCTTGCGCTTCGTGACCAGCTTGTCCAGCGCGAGGCGAGTGGCCCGGGCCTGCTCGCTGATCGCATCGATCGTGCGGAACAGCACGTCGATGCTCTCGGTCTGGCTCAGGGCATGCTGCTTGGCGCCGGCCAGCTGGTCCTCGATCTGAGTGCACCACTTCACGGTCTTCTCGGCGTCGGCGAAGTCCTGATCGGTGACCAGGTCCTTGCTGATGCCCTGGAAGACGGCGATGGCCTGATCCTTCCACTCGGCGAGGTTCGAGGCGGTGACCATGCCGGTGACCTCGATGCGCAACGCCGGCATCTGGTCGGGCGCGCGGCCGGCGGCAACCGGCGCTGCAGGCGCCTCCGGCTCGTAGGCCGCCACGTCGGCCTCCAACTGGGACCAGCCGGCAACGATGCGCGCGCGCAGCTCGGGGTTGGGGGTGTACCAGCAGCGGCGTTCTTCGACCAGCGTCCAGTTGCCGGCGGCGTCGCGCTTCCACTCGGACGCCATGAACAGCACGCGCTCGCAGCTGGACACCATCGCCTGATGCTCCAACTGCACCTGATACATCAGCGGCAGGTCCAGGCCGGTGCAGCCCTCGAACATGGCGTCGCGCAGGTCATGGTTCAGGCGCTTGTGCTCCCACGCGATGTCCTCCAACAAGGTCAGGCCGTCGAAGCTGGCGGAATACTTGCCGTCGACGCCGGTCACCGGGTACAAGTCCTGGCCGATGATGCCCTCGGCGACGCTGCGCGCCTGAGCCTCGTACTCGTGGCCCGGGTCGATCACCCGCTCCTGCACGTAGTCGCTGAACTCGCGCGTGACGCCCGCGGCCAGCTCGCGCAGGAGGTCAGCGCGGCTGCGGTTCGTGGACACCCCGAGCATCGCCGGCGCGTCGCTGGCGTTGAGGTGCTGCGCGCGGTGCTGGTGCCATGCGGGGCTGCCCTGGGTCAGTTCGATGATCTGCATGATCAGCCCTCCACTTCGGCGTGAGTTGCGTCACCGGCAGCACCATGCGCGTTGCCCTGCGGCTCGTCTTCCGGCAGCGGGAAATCGGGGTTGTCCGTCGGCGCCGGCACGACCTTCCGTTCGCCGCCATCTCCTTCGACCGCATGCAGCGGAGCGCGGATGTCCTTGATCTGCTGCTCGCTCAGCTTCCCCTTGCTCTGGACCAGCGCGATGATCTGGTCGGCGGTCTTGCGGCCACTCTCGATCGCGGCGCGCCACTGCGGCAGGTTTCGCGCGAAGTCGCTGGCGGGGTAGGGCTGGGGACCGTGCTCGATGATCTCGGCGCGCGTGACGTGCGCCGGCGCCTGCGGCTGGTCGTCCAACTCGTCCGGCGTGTAGACGCCCAGCAGGGCCTCTGGCGCGTAGCGGCGCGCCCACTGGCGAGTGCCGCGGTACACCAGCATGTCGTCGGGCTGGCGCTTCCAGGCATCGTTGTTGGTTGCCCAGTCCCTGACGGTGCCCTCAGCGGTCTGGTCCCTGCCCGTGCCGCGCGGGCGGCCGGTGACCACGACCTTGCGTTGGTCGCCGCTGCCGCTGAACTCGTAGCTCAGGCGGCCGTCGATCGCGCCCATGGCGTACAGGGCTGCGGCCACCAGCTTGCCCTCGTAGCAGAGCTTGCCGCGCACCACGGACGTGGCCTGCGCCACGCTGACCGCGTCCATGCCCCAGCGCTGCGCCTGCATCACGATCAGCAGGCAGTCGCCGGGCTTGCCGCGCAGGTGGTCGGGCAGCAGGTTGGCGGACGCCATGATGTCGGCCAGGTGCAGCGCCTCGGCCATCGAAGTAGGAACGAGCGCGTTCATGCGCTGGCCATGCATGGCGGCTTGGGACGGGGGAATGACGGCAACAGCGTTCATCGCGGGGAATCTCCAGCCGGCCGCGCCGGCGTTTCGGGAATAGGTGCCGGCACAGGGCGCCGCCGGCTGGCGTTGGGATAGGTGCCGGGTACGTCTCCGGCGCGGGGCTCTCACCGCCGTATTGCCCAGTTCGCGCACGGCCATGCGGCCGCTCCCTCTGCTGTCCTCTGCTTTGCTTTCACGCCCAACTGTCTTGCCAGAGGCTTCCAGGCGGCCGGTCTTTCCCCGTTGTCAGCGGCGTTGCATCCGCACCACTCGTTCACCCATGAGCTTTCGCTGGGGCGGGTTACGTCTCCCGCGTGGCCCGCTGCTGCTGCAGCCCCACCGCCCGGGTTCGGTCAGGCCGCCTGCTGCTCCTCGGCGACCTTGTGGTACGGGTACTTGTTCGGGAACGGCTTTATGTACTGGCCGAAGTGCTTGCCCAGCGAGTCGGCCGCCTTGAACGCCTCGAACTCGGCGGGGCTGAAGTTGCTGTAGTGGTAGAGCGAGCCGGGGCCGCGGTTCGCGCCGTAGCGCTTCGTGAAGCGGATGGCCAGGGTGTTCGTTTCGGGGCAGTGGCCGATCGAATAGATCTGGCTCGAATCGACGTCGTCGAGGCGGATGCGTGGGGCGGTGGTTTCGCTCATGGTGATCACGCGGCCTTGCGCGAAAACTCGCCCAGCGACGCCGTGCGCGCCTCGCCGTCGACGGTGTAGTGCACGGTGTGACCGCGGCCCTGCGCGACCAGGCCGGTCACCTTCGCCTTCTCCTGGCCCACGACGGCGCGGCCGCGGCGGGTCTTCAGCGTGTACGTCTTGCCCTTCATGATTTGCATGCTGCGATCCTCTGGTGGTGGTGCCGGGATAGCGCCCGGCGCGCGTAGGAATTGGCGGCGCCAGCGCGGCGCGCGCGGTCAGGCCGCTTTCTTGCCGGCTTCGATCAGGCTGGCGGCTTCCGCGGCCGCGTCGGCGGCTTCCTGCGCGTCGAGCGTGTCGCCGCCGCTGAGGTCGTCCAGGGCCTGCGCTGCTGGCGGGGTCAGCGTCAGGCGCGCAGTGCCGCGGCGCCAGGCCGCCAGCAGCGGCGCATCGTCGTCCTCTTCGATCCGCACCGAGATCGTCAGCTTCATGGAGACGCTGCCGCCCTCCAGCGCCTTCCAGCTGATCGACTTGACCTTGGCATCGGCGAAGAACAGCGGGTCGATGTGCTCCAGCAGCGAGCCGACCATGACCTCGTAGCCTTCGAACTTCGCGGCGATCTTCTGCTCGCCCAGGAACGGCAGGTTCAGCGCTGTCAGGCCGTTGCCGTCGATCGGCAGCGCCTGCTGCTCGCCCTTCGCGGGCTTGCGGAAGAACGCCGGCACCAGCGCCGGATCGATCAACGCCAGCACGGTGTTGGCCGCCTGGAAGTCGAACGTGAGATCGGCAGCGGGCACTTTGTCTTCGCCGTGGTTCTCCTTCCTCAGATTGAGGTTGGAGAACGCGACGTCGTGCTTGTCGAGTTGGAACATGGGAACCTCGTCGGTAGTGCCGGCCGCGCCGGCGGGGATCAGCGGACGCCTCGCCGCGGCTGCTCCGGGAAGTCGGGGGTGTTGGGGCGCACGAAGTCGGCCGGCAGCCGCGGGCGGCGAGCGGCGCGCCAGGACCAGCGCGTGGCGATGAGCGCCAGCGCCAGCGCGGCAGCCACGAACGGCACCAGCGTCCAGGCCTCGATGACGAAACAGCGGCGCAGCATGTCGCTGAGGAAGCCGGCGGCGATGCTGCAAGCGAGCAGGCGGAGCAGGGCGAAGGCGCGCATCACGGCATCAGCTCCGCGATCAGGCGCCGCGACTCGCGGTAGGCGAACACCAGGCCGGCGATGTAGCCGGCGACGGCGCCGCAGATGAAGCCCACGATGAAGTTGCCCATAGTCAAGCGGCCTCCGGGCCGGTGTCGTCGGGGTTGTGCATGCGGGCGCGGCGCGCGCGCTCCGCCAGTTCGTTGCGCGTCTGCTGCGGGCAGCCAGCGGCGATGAAGTCGCGCACCGCTTGCTTCGGGTCGTGGCCCAGCTCGACCGCAAGCTTGTGGACGTGCGACACCTGGTGCTTGTCGTAGCTGTCTTGAATGGGGAACTGCAGGATCTGCGCGCTCATGGCGTCGCTCCGCAGCGGGCCAGCAGCCGGCAGCGCTCGCACTGGATCGCAGGCAGCGGCGCCAGGGCGGCAGAGCAGTGGCACGGCGAGGCGCGCACGAAGTCGATCAGCTCGTCCACGGCGGACTTCAGTTGCAGCACCGAGACCTTGGCGTGCTCGCCGAGCTTGGATTCCATGTAGACGGCAATGCCTGCCAGCTCGCCGGCTGCGTTGACGCTGCGCTGGGGAATTTGCGCGCTCATTGCGCACCGCCATCGCGGAGCGCACGCAGGACCAGCGTCGGGTTCAGTCCGGCTTCGGAGCGCAGGCGCTTGCGCACGCTCCGCGCCTGGCACTTCAGCCTCAGCGCCCACCGCGCGACGTGCTCGTCGGTCATGCGCCCGATCAGCGCCAGCGCCTCAGCGCGTGCAGCGGCGTGCGCGTTCCGAAGCCCGCGCATCACCGCCTCAGTCTCGCGCTGCTGCTGAGCCTTGTAACGGTCGATCGCCGTATCGATGTTGCCCCGCTTGCTCAGCGGGACGTTCAGAACGCCGTGGTCGATGCTCATGCCGATGCTCCCTTGCGCGATTTCGACAACAGGTGTTCGGTGATCTCTGCGTCCTCCTTGGCCCGTGCTACGCGCTCCAGTAGCTTCGCCGCGTGGCGAGCATCCACGCGAGCGTTTGCCACGGCCACGCGCGCGGGTTCGTACGCCTGCCGGAACCTCGAAAATTTCACGCCGAGCCGCTTCAATTCGTTGTCCAGGTCATCCAGCACGGCGTTGACCGCGGCGCCGACATCCGATGCGGAGATCGCCTTCTTCGACTTGCGCGGCGGCACCTTGACGATTCCCCGCAGCGCCTTGGCACGAGCCTTCTGCTCGGCGCACAAGCCGGCAACGGTCAAGGATTCCTTGACGACTTGGGCGCTCATGCCGCGCGCATCCACGGCATGGCCGGCGCCGGCTTCGGCGCGACCTCGTACACCTCGACCATCCGCTGTACGGCTTCCAGGCGCGTCACGCCGCTTTCGTCGGTGCGGCGCTCGATCTCCGATTGCACGTAGTCGGCGACGGCGCGACGCAGGATCTCGGCCAGGCCGGCGTCGTTGCCGGCGGCTAGGTGCCCAGCCATCAGCGCCAGCTGATCATCGGTCAGCTCGCCCATGGCCTCGCCCAGCACGGCGCCGGAAGCGTGCAGGTCCAGCGCCAGCGCCTCGGCGCGCTCGTCAGCCTGCTCTTGCCGGCCGCATGTCGCGCAGCCGCAGTGGGGGTGGTAGTTGTGCCTGGTTGCCATGGTCCCGTCTCCGTGCCCTGGTGGGCTGACGGTTCTATCCTATGGGATGCCATAACTCGCTGTCAATGGAATCCCATAGATTTCTTGTAGACAAGAAAAGGATGCACCGCCGCCGGCCAGACGGGGCCGGGAGGTCGGCTGCTAACATCCGGATGCGGCCACGGGGACAGGCCCGCCCGCTATGACGGATGACCAACAGGGGAAACGGATGATGAGGAAAACGATCTGGGCGGCGCTGGCCGCCGTTGCGCTATCTGGGTGCGCGAGCAACCCGCCACTGAACTTCTCGGTGCCTGGCGTCGCCGTGAGCGAGAAAAAGCTGGACGCCGAGTTGCGGTCCATGACCGTCACACTCGCGCGGCCCGATGAAGCCAAGGGCAAAATGCCAGCGGTCGCGCAGCACGAAGTTGCACAGATGTGGCAGACGGCACTGACTGAAGCATTGAATCGGGCGGCAATTTTCAGGGACGACGCGCCGCGGAAGTTCAATCTGTCGGTGAAGATCCTAGCGATCGACATACCCGCGTTTGGCGCCAGCATGACGACGAAGACCATAGCCCGCTATGAGCTGATCGATCGTGCGAGTGGGGCGGTGGTGTATTCCCGGGACGTGACCGCTCTCGGCACGGTTCCGATGAACTATGCGTTTATGGGCGTCATTCGCGTGCGCGAGTCTTTGAACCGCTCCGCTCAGGACAATATCGGGCAGTTTCTGCAGGACCTGAAGAGCGCAGAGTTCGCGACGGAAAAAACGCTGAACTGATCGGCGGCGTTAAGCTGTATCCGCCGTCGACCGCAGGCGGCTATTCAAGGAGATCACCATGAACAGAATGTCGCAGTGCTCGCGCGTGCCAAGAATTATCCTGGGTGCAGCGATGTTTGCTTCTCCCGCGATTGCAATGGCCTGCTGTCCGGGCGGCGGTAGCGGTACGCCGGCGGCAAAGGGATTGGGCGAAAGCGCTCCAAAGGCCACCAATCTGTCTGCGGATCCGGAATGGAGCGTCTACGAGTTCCTTCGGGACGGCATCAGCTATTTGCAAATCAACGATAGCCGCGGTGTTGTTCGCGCCGCGGTTGGCCGAATTGACTCGACTGCATGGGTCATGCCGATGGGCGCAGACGTAGAGTCAGTGGCCGTCGCGCCGAGCAGCATGGTCGGCACGATCATCTATAGCTCCGATCACTTCGTCGTGAGGGCGCTGAAGGGTAGTAATGGTGTCTCGTGGGTGGTCGTGCCAGTTACCAAGAAATGATCAACGTCTTCGGTTAGGGTAAAAAATACGCGCATACGGCGGCGTTTGAACGCGCCGCCGTATGCCTGTACCTTTGCCTGCAACTGAGCTTCTGCAAGCAGCAAGCCACGTTTATCTATTTCGTTCGAAGTCTTCGCATAGGATCGGAGCGTCACCGAAATTCCGCGACGCCGGCCCAAGGTCCACGCGCGAACCTGCAGCTGAATTTCACCAAGCGGCAGAAGCTCGATCGCATGCGCGATGCTACGGTGAGCTACGAGCTGTAGCGTGGCGCTGTGGTGCTCGATGCGGCCCCGCAGAGAAGCCTTCGTCACGCTGCTATAGGCGACAGCAAGAAATTCATCCGACTGAAGGACCTCGAACAATCCAAGGCTGTCCAAATCCAGCGGATAGAGTGCCGTCACCTGCTCAAATAGCATGCGGCTGTTTTGGAACCCTTGGGTATTGACCTGCAGGGCCAGCGTGTAACGGCCCTCGGCCTTCAACTGCTTCACGGTCTTGCGGTAGCCCGCGTCGATCTCGGCCTGAGCATCGGCAATCGCCTGAGCGCGATCGCGAAGTAATGCCTCCGCCGATAGGTGATTGCATCGGGCTAGCCAGAGGGCATCGACCTTGGCTTGCTGAAGCCGAGACGTCTTGTCGTATTCGCTGGACACCGCAGAACCCAGCACCATCAGTACTGTGCCGACAACAGCCAACGACTGCTGCGCGACGAAAACCACCAGGTCTTTGTTGCCTAGAAGTCCCGTATCCGGGGTTGAGATGCCTAGAGCAAATGTCGCCACTACGATCCCGATCGCTGCCCCTCTCCACCCGTGAAGAAAGGCGAGGGTAACAGGAGGCAGGAGCATTCCGCCGAGTAGTGCCAGCTTCTCCCATTGCTGGCTGGATTCAAACAGCGCTGCATATGCAATGGCGAGCATCAGCACCGCAACGATCGCATCACGTGCCAGGTGAGGGGGCGCATACGCCGTAGCGTTTCTGCGCACCCACACCAGCACGGGGAGCACGGCTACCATGATCGACAGGTACTGACCGATGCTGAAACGGTAGATGTAAGCCACGAGATCGTGCTCCACCGGGCCGCCCAGCAGCACGTTCAACGACGTGCTGACGGAGACTCCCCAAATCGCCGCCGCCAGCAGAGCAACAGGCAGCCATCGTTCGTTCGACATCGCCGACTCAAACCGCGTCCTAATTGCCAGGGGCGCGAGAGACACGATCGGGCAAAGCAGGGCAGAACTGGCGTAGGGCCAGATCGCAGAGACGCGCATGTCGGGGGCGATCGGTACGCGTATGGCCATCATCGCGACGACGTCACCGATCAAGATGCTCGGCCAGAACCGATAGGGCGAGAACAGCAGCGCAGCGATGCGTAGACCGGCAGGTAGATAAAATTGATCTTCGGAGTGCTGCCAAGCAATGCGAAAAGCGACCGCATAGATTGCTGCGTACAACAGGGCTAGCCCTAACCGTTTCGTCCTATAGCCCATGTGTCGATCCCAATCCCTGGGAATCAAGTTACAGCTACGCCGTCGCTATTTCGTAGACAACTTCGCGCCTTTTGCTGGGTCCTGGCTCAGTTCCAGGTCCGCACTTGCGTACTCCGTCAGGCTGTTCCGCCAACGACTCATTGTGACGCTGCCCTTTGGCGGATCATGGGCAGGTGTTGTCAGATTCCGCATTGCAGCCCATCGCAGGAACTGGTTGAAGGACTGAGGAGAATCGGCTTCCTCGCCTCGCAGAGACAGCCACTCGTAGGCGCTTGCGAACAAGGCCGCTTCGCCAGGATCGGATAGGTCATACGGATGGTCGGCAGCCAGGAACGCATGGGCTCGGGACACCAGCCGAGAATCGAGACGTGCGGGGATTACGACCTCGTCGGTCGCATCTGGCTCCAGTGCCTCCGCATGCTTCGGTTCCTTCCCGGTTGCCAGCCATAGCGCAGTGACGCCGAGCACCGCTGCCAGCGCTGGTAGCTGTGTCGACGTGACCTGATCGCCGTTCTCCAAACCAGCCAGGGTCGGGTATTTCACCTTTGCGAGTCGGGCAAGTTCGGGGCGCGACATGTCCTTGGCTTCGCGCGCAGCCACGATTCGGGCGCCGACAGTGGTGGCTTTCATCCCATTCATATCGTAATTCTTATGGAATTCCGTTATGGGATGCCGTTGACCAAAACTATGGGATGCCATAGGATGGGCCATGGACACGACATGGGCAGACCGAATCAAGGCGCTTGAGGCGATGGGCTGGTCTCTGACAGAGATCGGCCGCGCGATCGAGAAATCCCCGCAGGCGGTGAGCGACATCAAACAGGGCCGCACGCGCGAACCCGGAGGCATGGCGGCCGTCAAGTTGCACCAGTTGCACGCCACGGGAGCTCAGCCGCCATCGGCTGCCGAAGAGAACGCCGCCCCGGGCCACGTCGGCCCGGCGCCGGCGCAGCCCGCCGACCACCAAGAGGCCGCCTGACGTGGCCGGCCTGCCTGCAGTGCGGATCCACGCGATGGTCGTCACCGCGAAGGGTCTCTTCGTGGAAGACGAGAATCGGCTGATCGAGCCAGATGAGTTCATGATCCCCTTGGCTGCAGACGCGCGGTTGCTGATGCGCCGCTCGGCTACAAGCCCACGGCATTTCGAAGTAGCAGGAGTGCAGCTGGCCAGCTCTTCAGGCCCGCTTCCACCAACTGCATGGCAAGGTGTTTTGTGGTCTCGGCGGGCAGCTGCCGAAGCTGATCGATCAATCGATCCTTTTGAGTCTGGGGAAGATCTGATTCCAGCACCTTCGATTCGATCAGGTGCCGGAGGGTCTCCTCGTGAAGCCTGATCGTGACCACGCCGAGGATCGCTCCCAGGCCGCCATCGTCGGCAAGGAAGTCCATTCCTCTCGCGGTGATGCTGCATTGCCCCAGCATCGGTTCTCCATCCATCTGATGGAAGCGAGCCTGGATCAGTCCGTGCTCCTGCAGGTATGCCGCGTTGACGACGAGGCGACGTCCGTCGCCGTACCCAGGCAGCGAGTTGGTCACAGCGTTCTCCGGGTATATCGCCGCCAGCGAGCTGAGCAGTTCCTTCTGAAAACTCCTGTCCAACAGTTCCATGTCGCCCTCCTTGCGGGCTGTGCGTGTGGTAGCAGCAGCGTATCGCAAGGAGGGCGACGCCCTGTTGGACAAATCGGGTCACGCCGCACCGCGGCGCAGTACCCGGCAAACGAGTCGGCCATCGATCCATCGGGCCGACAGCCAGTTCCCTCCGACTTTCACCAGCGCGGTGACGTTGTTGCCGCGCGGTACGCGCACCTGGCCGTCCCTGGCCCGCTTCCCTGCTGACTTGATCTTCTCCATGGCGCAGATGGTGCGCCGCCGCACGCCTGCATTCCACGTTCACCGAGATCACCCATGCACATCATCGACGCCGCCCACAAGACCGTGCACGCCTACCCGGGCGGCAGCGAGTCGCTGGCGCCGCGCATCGGCATGTCCGCCGCTGTGCTGCGCAACAAGGTCAACCCGAACAACACGACGCACCACCTGACGCTGGTGGAAGCCAGCGAGGTGATGGGCGTCACCGGTGACGACCGGATCCTGCACGCGCTGGCTGCGCAGCACGGCTACACGCTGCAGCGCGTGGATACCCCGACCACCGGCTCGCTGCTGACGGCTCTGCTGTCGGCGTCGTCGGCGAAGGGCAAGCTGGCCGAGATCATCAACGAGGCGTTGACCGACGGTCGCATCACGCCCAACGAGGCGAACGAGATCGCGTCCAGCTGCGGCGATGCGCAAGCGTTCCTCGCCCAGGTCGCGCAGCACGCGCGCGCCGCGGTCGAGAAGGGCAGGGCGGCCGCATGAACGCCACAGCCCGCGCGATGTCGATCGTCCGCATGCAGTGGCACGTCGCCGGCTGCCTGCAGCTGCTGCGGGGTGCGTGATGGCGCGCATTCGCTCGATCAAGCCGGAGTTCTGGTCCAGCGAGCAGGTCATGGAGTGCTCGCCGACGGCTCGGCTCCTCTTCATCGGACTGTGGAACTTCTGCGACGACGCCGGCAACCACGTGGCCAGCGCGAAGACCATCAAGGCCGAAATATTCCCCGGAGACGATATCTCCTCGACGGATGTTCAGCGAATGCTCGACGAGTTGTCGTCGAATTCTCTGATCGCCTTCTATGCCAATGGTGAAAAGCAGTATTTGCACGTCACGGGATGGAGAAAGCACCAGAAAATCGACCGTCCGACCTTCAAGCATCCTGCTTTTTCTGCTGATGATCGTCGAGGCCTCGACGAGTCCTCACCCCCGGAGGGGAAGGGAGAGGAGGGGAGAGGAGAGGAAGGGAAGGGAGAAAAGAACCCCCCTAACCCCCCGGCTGGCGCCGAGGGGGAGAAACCAGTGCGGCGGAAGCGGCCAAAGGTCACCTTCCCTGTGTTCATCGATGCATGCCGCGATGCCGGGGAGAAGCCGGTCTGTGCTGACGACCCGATTTTCACCTTCGCCACCGACGCCGGCATCCCGAGGGATTTCCTGCACCTGGCCTGGCGCGAGTTCGCCAGCAAGCACCGCACCAGCGGGCGCATGCAGAAGGATTGGCGCGCGCACTTCCGCGACGCGGTGCGGCGGAACTGGTTCAAGCTCTGGTGGTTCCCGTCCGAGGGCAGCTGCGAGCTGACCACCGCCGGCGTGCAGCTGAAGCGCGAGCGTGACGCGGCCGCCAAGCAGCCCGAGCACCCGGAGCAGGCGGCATGAGCGCGGTGATGGACTACGACCGCAGCTACGACGCCGTGGCGCAGCTGCGCGTGCCGCCGCATTCGGTGGACTCCGAGCAGTCGGTCCTCGGCGGCCTGATGCTGTCGCCGGAAGCGCTGCGCGAGGTCCGCGATCTGCTGTCGGAGCAGGACTTCTACCGCCGCGATCACCAGCTGATCTACCAGGCCATCTGCGACCTGGCCGACCGCGAGCAGCCGTTCGACGCGGTGCTGCTGGGCAACTGGTTCGAGAACCAGGGCAAGCTCGAGCTGGTCGGCGACGGCGCCTACCTGATCGAGCTGGCCAGCACCGTCCCATCGGCCGCGAACATTCGCGCCTACGCCGAGGTGGTGCGGAACAAGGCCCTTCTGCGCGGCGTCATTCAGCGGGCCGGCGAGATCACCAGCGAGGCCTACGAAGCGGCGGACGAGGACGCCGACGCGCTGGTGGCCAGCGCCACGTCGAAGTTCGCCAGCCTGAGCGTGCAGTCCAGCGGCAACGGCGGGCTTGTGCTGGTGCGCGGCGACCTGCAGGGCATGTGGGAGGAGATGGAAGCCCGCTACCAAGGCATCGCCGACCTCGGCTTGGTGCCGCCGTGGCAGAACGTGGCGAAGAAGCTGCCGGGGCTGGAGCCGACCGATCTGATGATCCTCGCCGCGCGGCCCTCCATGGGCAAGACCGCGAACATGCTGGAGTGGGTCTACAGCGTCGCCGCGCAGGGCAAGAACGCTGCGGTCTTCAGCCTGGAAATGAGCCGGCGCCAGTTGCTGATGCGCCTGATGAGCATGCACTCCGGCGTGCACCTGTCCCGCATGCGCGTGAAGGGCGAGCTGACCGACGAGGACTGGCGCAAGCTCAGCATCGCCCGGAACTACCTGCACAGCCTGCCGCTGGCGATCGACGACTGCGGCTCGCTACCGGTGGACTCGCTCGTCGCGCGTGCCTCGCGCATGCACGCCAAGGTGCCGGGCGGCCTGGGTGTGATCGCTGTGGACTACCTGCAGTTGCTGTCCGGCCAGGCCAAGGCCGGCAACCGCACGGAGGAGGTGTCGTACATCTCGCGCACGCTGAAGCGGCTGGCCAAGACCCTGGGCTGCCCGGTCATCGCCCTGTCGCAGCTAAATCGAAGCGTCGAGACGCGCACCGACAAGCGCCCCGTCATGGCCGACCTGCGCGAGTCCGGCGGCATCGAGCAGGACGCCGACGTGATCGCCTTCATCTACCGCGACGACTACTACACGAAGGACGCATGCGGTGCGCCGGGCATAGCCGAGTTCATCCTGGCCAAGAACCGCCAGGGCGAGACCGGCGCCGCGTACCTGCGGCACAACCTGGCCTGCAGCAGCTTCACCGACTACTACGGCCCGCGCCCCGACTACACGGTCAAGCGCCTCGTCGACAGCGGCAGCCCCGCGCCGGATGACGGATTCGACGACTTCGAAGGCGGCGCCGGCCAGCGCCGGACCGGGCGCGACCGCGCCGCAGGGAGGGATGCATGAGCCTGACCGCTGCAGCGAAGAAGATCCGGCAGAAGAGGGCCTCGCGGCCGATCTACATGATCGTGCGCCGGCTGCTGGACCCGGTGACGCGCCAAGAGGTCGGCGCGCTGGTGCCAGAGAACCAGGTCGATAGCGAGCTGATGCGCGCGCGCGGCTACCGCGTCGGGCAGGAGCTGCGCGCAGAGCTGAAGGCTCCGCGCGACGGCTGGCGCCATCGGCTGCTGCACAAGATCGGCGCGCTGATGGTCGAGAACGTCGACGGCTGGGAAGCGCTGGACACGCACGAGGCGGTGAAGCGGCTGCAGCGCGAGGCCGGCGTGTGCTGCGAGCAGGTCGACATGGAGGCCACGGCGGTGGTGTCCGCGGTGCTGGCGGCGGCCGATGCCGCGTTCGGCCCGGGCGCGGCGAAACTGCTGCGCGAGGTGCTGCCACGGATCGAGACGATCCCGGTGACGGTCGCGCGCTCACTGGCGTTCGACTGCATGGACGAGGACGAGTTCCGCCGGCTGTTCGAGGGCATCACCGCGCACATCGGCACGCACTACACGCACGTGATGCTGGACGAGGTCGTCGCCGAGTTCTGGCTCATGGCCAACGGGCAGGGCACGCAGTCGGCGCCGGCGCGGAGGGCTGCCTAATGCAGCAGCTTCGCGATCGCAGCCAGGCCGTCGTCCATCGCATCGGCGGCATCCAAGAACAGCTGATTCCGCCTTTGGTCGTACGCGACAATGTCGTCGCCACGCTGCGCGGCCGCTCCCCTGCGATCAGCCATGGATGCGGACTGAGCAGCGAGAGCAAATGCACGCTGCACCGGCAGAGCCGCGGCACCCAGCAAGTAGAGATCCGCACTTGGGATGCGGCACTGCGCGAATGCAGCCTCGACGCTGGCGAGCATGTTTTGATCGGCAACTGGCTGGCCCGCAGGGTTGCTGCTACGGTTTGCATGCAGGCGCTCACCGAGCACCTCCATCGCCCTGTAGTGCTGCAGGGCAAAGCTACGTGCTCGGACAATTGCTTCAGCGGCTCTCGCCCGGCGATCAAACGACGCGAGACGCGCAGGGACGGCTATTGCTACGACGATCGCGAACAGGCTCCCTACTGCCTGCAACCACGCCGGCCAAGTCGGTTCCTTCATCCACTCAGGGACAACGCCCCACACCGGCCAGGTAAGCGCCGCGACGAGTCCGCCGACCACCAGCAGCACGAGCGCGTACGGAACCAGGCTGAACTGGCGGATGCTGCTGTCCTTCATCGCAATGCTCCGTGCTGGGTTGACCGGATTCTAGCGAACTGCGGCCGCGCCGCGCGGGTGCACTGATGCGCTACCTATCCCTTTTCTCGGGCATGGAAGCGGCGCACTTGGCCTGGGGGCTGCTGGGCTGGGAGTGCGCCGGCGTGGCCGAGATCGACTCGGCCGCATGCGCGCTGCTGAGGCACCGGCTGCCGCACGTGCCGAATCTCGGCAGCGTCACCGCGATCACCGGCGCACAGATCCAGGCACTGGGCCAGCTCGATGTCGTCATCGGCGGCAGCCCGTGCCAAGACCTGAGCGTCGCCGGCAAGCGTGCGGGCCTGGTCGGCGCGCGCTCCAGCCTCTTCCACGAGCAACTGAGGATTTTCCATGCAGCACGAACTCTTTGCGGCGCCCGCTGGCTCGTCTGGGAGAACGTTCCAGGCGCCTTCAGCAGCAACTACGGACGGGACTTTGCTGTCGTGGTTGGTGCACTGGCAGGATCCGAGCTCACTGTCCCGCAAGACGGCTGGGGCAACGAAGGTGTGGCGCTCGGTCCCCGTGGGCTCGTCGAATGGAGCGTGCTGGACGCGCAATGGTTCGGAGTGGCGCAGCGGCGCCGTCGCGTGTTCGCTGTCCTCGATACTGGAGATTGGGCCGGTCGACCCCCGGTACTTCTTGAGCCCGACCGCCTGCGCGGGGATTCTGCGCCGCGCCGAGAAGCGGGGCAAAGCGCTGCCGGAACCATTGCGGGTGGCGCTCGCCGCAGTGGCGGATACAGCGTCGATGACATCCCGCTGACGCAGGCGTTTGGAGGCAACAACACGTCGGGTCCGATTGAGGTCGGAACCGCGTTGAATGCTTGCGCCAGCGCCAGCGCCAGCGGCAGGATGGACTTTGAGAGCGAGACGTTCGTGGTCGATCCTGTCCCGTTCGACACCACGCAGATCACCAGCAAGGCCAATGGCAGCAATCCGCGGCCTGGCGATCCGTGCCACCCGCTATGCGCCGGTGCCCATGCGCCAGCGGTTGCGTTCTCCCACCAGGGTGGAGGCGTGCAGACGACGCTCGGCTACGACCCGGCCAGCGGCACGGCCCCCACGCTGTCAGTTGGCCAGGTTCCGGCTATCGCTTTCGCACAGAACCAGCGCGACGAAGTGCGACAGATGGAGGTCGCCGGTGCGCTGGCCGCGGAGCCGGGAATGAAGCAGACCACGTACCTGCAGCATGGCATGCAGGTACGTCGCCTGACGCCGACCGAGTGCGAGCGCCTGCAGGGCGCGCCGGACGACTGGACGCTGGTGCCGAACGCGGCAGGCAAGCCGATGGCAGACGGCCCGCGCTACAAGATGCTGGGCAACAGCTTCGCGGTGCCGGTGATCCGCTGGATTGGCGAGCGCATCGAGCGCGCGCAGACCTGGACCCAGGCGTCCGAGGCGGCGGCATGAAGCGCGGCCGCAGCGCCAGCAACCCGACGCGCGCGCAGCAGGCGCGGTTCGACGCCATCCGCGACATCGGCTGCATCGTCGCGCACTCGCTCAGCCTGGGCCATGTCCCGTGCGAGATCCACCACCTGACGATCGGCGGCAAGCACGGCGCCCCGCGCCGCGGCCACGACTACACCGTCGGCCTGAACAGCTGGTCGCACCGCGGCGAGCCGTTCGGCGGCATGTCCGCCGCGCAGTGCGAAGCGCTATTCGGCCCTTCCTACGCGCGCCAGCCGCGCGCATTCCGCGAGCAGATCGGCCGGGACGACTACCTGCTGGACCTGCAGAACACCTTGATCGAACAGCACACAGCGAGGGCAGCATGAACGCACCACAGATCATCTGGATTGTCCTGACCACGGTCGGCCTGACCTTCAGCCTCATCAAGGACGGGCGACCGGAAACGGGGAAGCACAACTTCATCGCGCACCTGATCGCTACCGCGATCATGGCCGCGCTGCTGTGGTGGGGCGGTTTCTTCGGAGGTGCCCGATGAACCAGCAGCGCTACGAGCAGGCACGCGAAGCCGGGCGCCGCGCGCGCCAAGTCAGCAAGCGGCGGGACGACGGCCCCCACTACGGCATCACCGCCGACGACCGGGCGTTGCGCGAGGCATGGGTGCTGGGTTGGGATGAAGAGGATCGTGAGCGCCAGCAGCGCCGGAGCGCCGCATGAGCCGGGCCGCGCAGATTCGGGGATGGCTGATAGCCGCCGGCGGGATGCGGTCGGCTAAGGAAGTTTCCGATGCCCTCGGTGCAGAGGGCAAGGAACGGCTGCTGATCGCTTGGACGCTGGCGCTGCTGGTACGCAGCGGCCAGGTGAAGCGCGACGGGTTCGGCAGGGGGACTCGCTACGAGTTCGTGCGGCCGCCCACGAAGGCGTCGAAGCTGACGCCCGAGGTGCGCAGGGCGAAGCGCAATGCCGCGTCGCGTGAGCGCTGGAAGCGTCTCGGCGGCCGGTCGCAGGATGAGCGACTCGCTGACCTCAAGCAGCAACGCGAGGCACGGCAGGCCGTGCGCGCCGAGCAGCAGGCCGCACGGGAGGCTCGCGCCACCGGTCGTCCGCCGAAGAAGCGTGCCGCCGCCCAGCGTCAGGAGCGCGCCAGCGCGCCACGGCCGGCGCCGACCAGGCTGCAGCGCGTCGGCAGCATGGCCGGCATGACGCCCAAGCCGGTAGTCACGCCCTCGATCCGCCCGGCCGAGACCGTCGAGCAGTTCCTGGCGCGCGGCGGCGCCGTCGATCGGCTGCCGTGCATCCAGGCCGCGCCGGCGCCGCGGACCATCCCGACTTGGAGAAACGCAGCATGACCCTTCGCGTAGTTCTTGGCGCTGACCCGGGCATGTCGGGCGCAGTCGCCGCGCTGATCGACGGCGAGGCTGGGCCGGTCATCGACATGCCGACCATGGCGGTGGGCAACAAGCGCGAGGTGGACGCACGCGCGATCGCAGTGTTCATCCGATCGCTGCGCGCCGCGCACCCTGGCGCCTATTTCTGCGGCTGCGTCGAGCGGGTCCGGGCAATGCCGCCCAAGGGTGACCGGCGGCCTGGCGCGCAGTCGTCCATGAACTTTGGCGAGAGCTACGCCAAGGTGAAGGCGGTCTTCGAGGTGATGGGCATCCCCTTCAGCCTCGCCGAGCCCGCCAGCTGGAAGCGCCACTACGGCCTCATCGGCAAGGGCAAGGACGCCTCGCGGGTGCTGGCCATCGCGCGGTTTCCGTCGGCGGCGCTGCTGCTGCAGCGGAAGAAGGACGACGGGCGCAGCGAGGCGCTGCTGCTGGCGCTATACCACGAGCACACCGAGCTGGGGGCACGGGCCGCGTGAGCAACCCCGACGACCTCACCCGGCCCGAGCGCTACACCGAGCACCACCACGCGCGCGTGCTGCGCAAGCGCATGGACGCTGACCGCCGCCGGCACGGCAACTGCTGCATCTGCACCTGCCGCGAGACCACGCTGGGCGTCATCCACTGCCGCGGGCAGGAGGATCGCCGAAAGGGCGCCTGCGACTGGGACAACAGACAGCCCGTTTTCAAATTCGACCCGAACACCCTGGAGAAGTACCGCGATGCAGCATAGAGCCGACCCCTTGATCGAAGAGCTGAAGCGCTGGGGCTACGCCCAGGCGAACCGCTACGCCTTCAGCCGCGGCGACCGGTGCGTGCACGCGCTGCAGCAGGCGCGCGACATGGCACCCGGCACCGTGGAGAACGCGACGCGGGACTTGGTCGCCCGGGACGGGGCTCAGCGCCGCCGCTTCATGGCTGCGCGCAGCGGCGACGTGGGCCTGGCCATGCTCCCCACGTGGGCGGTGGATGCTATCCGTTCCTCGAATGATGCCGATCGGCCGCACGACAACCCAGAGATCGCGGTGGACATGGGAATTCCGGACGAGCTGCGCTGGGTGGATCGGGCGTTGGCCGGATTGGCGCGGACAACACCGCTGCGCGAGCTGATCGTGCGGACCGAGTTCACCGTCTCGGCCAGCCAGTCGGTCAAGGCGCGCATGGTCGCCGAGCAGTACGGCGGCGCGCTCACTGTCTGGCAGTACCGCAAGGAGCTGCAACGGTGCATGTCCTACCTAGAGGCCAAGCGGCGATGACGCGCATGGTCAACTACCACGTGCTGCAAGCCGCCGTGGACGCCGTGTATCTCTGCGCCATGTGCGCGGAGGACGGGACGGTCAGCATCGGCATGACCCGCGACCCACTGCAGCGAGTCGCAAAGTCCCGCCCTCATCCCGTGGCGGCGCAATGGGCCTTGGTGGGGAGCGCGGCGCGCGGCAAGGCGATCGAGCGGCGACTGCGCAAGGAGTGGGCGTCGCGGCACCGGGCCGGCGAGGGCTTCCGGTTCGACTATGCGACCGAGGGCGCAGCCTTCCGTGGCGGCCTCAACGCCGCGTTTGAGGCTTGCGTGGGGAAGCCGGCGGAGTGGTCCAAGGTGGCGGGCGAAGAGCTGGCCGAGCTGATCCGCGCTCAGGCGGAAGAAGATAGGCGCCGCCTACGACTCCGACCGCGCATCCGTTGACTGTTGGCAACACTGCTGCTATTGTCCAGCTATGTTCCGATAATTGCATCTACGGCCTGCCTACGCCGGCGGGCCGTTCTCGTTTCAGGGGCCGGCGCGCAGTTCATGCTCGGCGGCCAACAATTTTCGGGGTGAGTTGCCAGATGGGCGCTGGGCCGGACTGTAAATCCGGCATCTGTGACTCGCGTGGTTCGACTTCAAGTCGCTACAACAGTTCCACACGTGACCCGGCTGTTTGCGTTCTGGGTGTCGTTCTATTACGTTTTCGGGTGTCACCTTGCCTGGAGAGTCGTGATGAGCGAATCGCCGAAATACGTTTCGATAGTTCCCGCTGCAGATTGGTTTTTCGTGCACGACGGCGTGCCTAAAACATCTGGGCCGACTGTCTGGCGTCTAGCTGCATGGGGATTGCAGCCCGACGGTGCCGTCGTTGGTCTCATAGGTGCTTTTGGTCATAAGCAGGGAAGTGAGCACAAGCCCCCTTCCTTGATCCAGATTCCTCCGGTGCCGGGTGAGTATCTGCATTGGAGCCAACTGAATGAACAAGAGCGGGCCGCAGCAATCCAACGATAAATAGCCATGCCGCGCGTGGCGCTGATTCGCTCAGAGCGCGTTGGCTATCGCGATAGCCAGTAGCGGACTGACGATAACCCGTGACCGGAGGACCGTGCGATTCGGTCCACCAACCCGAGCCCTGCCATCCGGCGGGGCTTTTTCGTTCCGGAGATTCCATGTCGCAGCTTCCCCTGCCGATCGCGCCCGAGCTGGCGCTGTCGCGCATCATCGTGCCCGCGCTGGGCGAGCTGGGCGACGGGATGGACTCGCCGCCGGCGCGCGTGCTGATGTTGGCGATCGCGCTGCAGGAGTCCGGCCTGACGGCCCGGCACCAGGTCGGCGGGCCGGCGCATGGCCTATGGCAGTTCGAGGCCGGTGGCGGCGTGCGTGGGGTGCTGACACACTCGGCCAGCCAGCGGCGCGCGCGGGCGCTGTGCGAGCTGCACGGCATCGCGCCGACCGTGGCCGCGATGTACGACGCGATCGAGGGCGACGACTTGCTGGCGGCCGGCTTCGCACGCCTGCTGCTGTGGACGCTGCCGCTGGCGCTGCCGGCGATCGGCGACGAGCAGGGCGCATGGGAGCAGTACATCGAAGCCTGGCGCCCGGGCCAGCCGCACCGCGACCGCTGGGCGAGTGTGTACCCGCTGGCGGTTCGGGCCGTGCAGGCCTGACGTGGCCAGGTTCACGCTGGCGCAGGCAGCCGTGGCCGTGCCGATGATCGGCACCGTGGTCGCCATGGCGGACAACTGGCCGGCGGTGCGCGTGTTCTTGATCGATCTGGGCACGTTCCTGGCGGTGCCGCAGGTCGAGGCCATGTGGATGAGCTTGGCGATCAGCGTCGCGATCGGCCTGCTGCTGCCGCACCTTCCGCAGCAGATCGGCATGCGCGCCTCCTGGCCGCCGGCGTTCACCAAGGCTCGGATCAGGTTCTGGTCCTGCCTGCTGGCGATCGCGATTTGCTGGGCCAAGGTGCCGACGGCGCGGGGCGCGTGGTTCGCCCTGATGACCGGCTTCGCGGCGATGGGCCTGTGGACGACCGCTTCGAACGTGATCTACCGGATGTTCCCGTGCGCGCGGCCGGAATCGCTGCAGCCCAACGATCCACCGGCCGCCGGGACGGGGACGGAATGATGCCGGATCTGGACGACGCCGCTCTTGCCACATCCGAGAAGGTCGCATGTGAAAAGGCGGTCGAGCTGCTCAAAGAGTGCTGGGCGATGCGGCCGCTGCCCGGGCGCGATGGCAACCGCGTGCTGCGGCACGGGTATGGCAGGCCGATCGAAGTGCGGCCGCAGAGTCGCAAGGTCGCCGCGGCCGCGCTGCTGGACGACGTGGAATGGTCGCAGGGCGTGCTGCGCGGCCGGGTGTTCGAGCTGCTGGCAGTGCACCCGGAAGCGCAGCCGAAGCTGCCCTACATCTACGCGCTCGCCGACATCCTGGGGCCGGAGCGCATGCGCGACTGGGGCGAGCTGTGGGCGGTGATCCGAAGGGGCGACTGGGAGGCCGCGGTCGCGGAGCTTCTGGTCTGCAACTGGGACACGCTCTACGGGGCCAACGCCAATGACCGGCGCGCGGTCGTGAAGCTGGTGCTGGGCCTCGAGCGGGCCGAGACCGAATGAGTGACCACAGGGACCGCGGCCTGCCGCCGGCGGGCGATCCGCGGGGCTGGCTCATCGCGGCGCTGTGCCTGGGCCTGCTGGCGATGCTGGCGGCGGGCATCTACATCAACTTGAGGGGCTGAGCATGTATGGGACCGGATTGGATGGAATGTTCACGGGCATGCTAGTGCTGGCTGGCCTGGTCGGCGCGGCCGTAGTGGGGTTTCTGGTGTGGTTCGTCCCGTGGTTGTGGGAACTGATCAAGCCGTGGCTGCACGCGGTGACGGCGTGAACCGGATCCTGATCGCCATCGTCGCCTCGCTGCTGTGGTCGGCGGCTATGTTCGGCGCCGGCTGGGCCTGGCGAGGCGACCGCGCGGAGGCGGCCACCGCGCACGTGGACACCGCAGCAGCCCAGGGCGAGGCCAAGGCCCAGGCCGGCGCGCGCGAGATCGAGCACACCCAGGGCCAGGTGCTGGCCGACATCGGAGCGAAGCATGAAGAAGACCGCACCGCGGCCCAGGCCGTCCCTGCTGCTGTTGTTGCTGGCGTGCGTGACGGCAGTCTCCAGCTGCGCGACGACCTCGCCACCTGCGAAACCCAGCGTCTGTCCGACGCTGCCGCCGGCGCCGCCGAACGTGATGCGCCCGCCCAGCTACGAGCAGAGGTTGCGGGAGATCTTGTTCGTCTCGCCCGCGACGCCGACGACCAGCTCGGAGCAGCGCAAGCCGTGATCGTGGCGGATCGGGCGGGGTCCGCGGCGGCGTCGGCTGCGGGGGCCAGCGGTCAGCAGCCCAAATGAGCAGATGGATGATTTTGATGGCAAGGCTGAGGTATTCGATGGGGTCGTGCATGGTGGTATCTGATTCCGGAGTGGTGGGATTGCAGCGTGGCCCAGCTCTGGGAGCCGTCAACGGTCGCAGCGGGGCCGTGCAGCCATCCTCTTCGGGCCTGCCGCTCCGATCTACTTGCGGGATTTCCGCAGCGCCCACGATCAGCGCACAGCAGCCATGAGCAGGGCAGCCGCTTCCCGCGACCAGCCGCTTTCACCCAAGCAGCAGCGGTTCGTCTCCGAATACCTCAAGGACCAGAACGCCACCCAGGCCGCCATCCGCGCCGGTTACAGCAAGGGCACGGCCAAGCAGCAGGGCTCGCGCCTGTTGACCAATGCTGACGTCGCCGCGGCGGTCAACAAGGGGCAGCGCCGGGTCGCCAAGAAAGCCGAGGTGACGGCCGATTCGCTGATGGCGGAGCTGGAGCAGGCCCGCAAGCTGGCGCTGAAGGAGAAGCAATCCAGCGCGGCAGTCGCCGCCACCATGGGCAAGGCCAAGATCGGCGGCCACATCGTCGAGCGCCACCGCCATTCCGGTGCCATCGGCACCTACGACCTGAGCAAGCTGTCCGACGATGAACTCGACCGCCTTGAAGCGATCCTCGGCCCGCTTGCCCACACTGGCGGAGATCCGGGCGGAGAGGACGAGGAGGGCGGCTGAGCGCGAGAGGGAACGGGTGCGGCGCGGCGCTGAGGGCATCAGGGAGCGCTGCAGCAGCCTCGCCGGCTTCATCCGCGAGGGCTGGCACGTCCTGGAGCCGTCGCAGCCTTACGTGCACGGCTGGCACATCGACGTGCTGTGCCAGCACCTGGAGGCGATCACCGACGGGCAGATCACCCGGCTGCTGATCAACATCCCGCCGGGCACGATGAAGTCGCTGGTCGCCAGCGTCTTCTGGCCGGCTTGGGAGTGGGGGCCGCGCGGGCTGCCGTCGATGCGCTACCTGACGACCTCCTACGCGGAGAAGTTCGTCAAGCGCGATAGCCGGCGCATGCGCGACCTGGTGCAGTCGGAATGGTTCCGCAGTCTCTGGCCGGAGATTGAGCTGAACCGCTCGGGCGAGATGTCGTTCGCCAATTCGAAGATGGGCAACCGCGAGGGCATGGCTTTCGCCAGCCTGACCGGCGGTCGCGGTGACCGGGTCATCATCGACGACCCGCACTCCACCGAGACCGCAGAAAGCCCGGCTGAGCGCGCGACCACAACCCGCATCTTCCGCGAGTCGGTGCCGACGCGGCTGAACAATCCGGCCACGTCGGCGATCGTGGTGATCATGCAGCGCCTGCACGAGAAGGACGTCTCGGGGCAGATTCTGGATCTGGGCCTCGGCTACGAGCACCTGATGCTACCCATGGAGTTCGAGCCGGAGCGCCGGTGCCGAACGTCCATCGGCTTCAGTGATCCCCGGACCGAGGACGGCGAGCTGCTCTTCCCCGAGCGCTTCCCGCGCGCCGTCGTAGAGCGTGACAAGAAGATCCTGGGGAGCTACGCGGTCGCTGGCCAGCAGCAGCAGCGGCCAACGCCGCGCGATGGCGGTAAGTTCAAGAGGGGCTGGTTCGAGGTGGTGGAGGCCGCACCGGTCATCCTGGCGGCGCGCAAGGTTCGCCGCTGGGACTTCGCTGCTACGGACCCGAAGGAGCAGAAGAAGAAGGGCGACCCCGACTACACAGTCGGCCTGCTGCTGGGCGAGACCGGCGGCATCTACTACGTGCTGGACGTGGTGCGCGACCAAGTGTCGCCCGCTGGCGTCGAGCGGATGCTGAAGAACACCGCCATGCAGGACGGCAAGACGATCAAGGTCCGCATCCCGCAGGACCCTGGCGCCGCCGGCAAGAGCAACGCCGCGCACCAGGTGAAGCTGCTGGCCGGCTGGGACATCAAGTCGGCGCTGGAATCCGGATCGAAGGAGGTCCGGGCAACGCCGGTGGAGGCTCAGGCCGAGGCCGGGAACATCAAGCTGGTGGCAGGCCCGTGGGTGGCGGCGTTCTTGGACGAGATCGCCGAGTTCCCCAACGCAAAGCACGACGATCAAGTGGACGCGCTGTCCGGCGCCTTCGCTGAGCTGGTCACCGGCAGCACCTACAACCTCGGGAACGCACTCTGATGGGCAAGCTCGCACGACTCACCGACGGGCTGGTCAACCTGGTCGCGAACCTGGGCACGCCGCGGGACAAGGCGTCGGCCTCGCACTACGGCTTGCCGATGCTCACCGAGCAGGACGTCAGCAACGCCTACCGCGGCACTTGGCTGGCGCGGAAGATCATCGACATCCCGGCGCTGGACAGCTGCCGGAAGTGGCGAGCATGGAACGCCGAGCAGGACCAGATCAGCGCGATCGAGGAGGAGGAGAAGCGGCTCGGCATGCAGGTGAAGCTGCTGGAGGCGCACATCAAGGCCCGGCTGTTCGGCGGCGCGGCGCTGTACATCGGCACCGGCGACACCGCGGCGGCGGCACCGCTGGACCCGGCGCGCATCACGAAGGGCGGCATCCGCCACCTCAACGTGCTGACCAAGCGTGTGCTGCAGGCGGGCGAGCTGGACCGCGACCCGGAGTCGCCGAACTACGGCCGGCCGGCGCACTACACGCTGTCCAGCGCCACCGGCGGCCAGGTGCAGATCCACCCGTCGCGGCTGGTGGTGCTGCACGGCGCGCATCGGCCCGACCCGGACATGGAGGCCGGCGACGGCTGGGGCGACTCGGTCCTGATGGCGATCATGGACGAGGTGAAGCGCGCAGACAGCACCAGCGCGAACATCGCCTCGCTGGTGTTCGAGGCGAAGGTGGACGTCATCAAGATCCCCGGCCTGATGGCGATGCTGTCGGACAAGGTCACGGAGGCCCAGGTACAGGACCGCTTGCAGCTGGCCGCCATGCTCAAGGGCATCAACGGCACGCTGCTGATGGACACCGAGGAGGAATACGAGCAGAAGTCGGCGAACTTCGCGAACCTGTCCGACGTGCTGCTGACCTTCATGCAGCTGGTGTCGGGCGCGGCGGACATCCCGATCACGCGCCTGCTGGGGCAGTCGCCGGCCGGGCTGAACTCGACTGGCGAGGGCGACATCCGCAACTACTACGACCGGATCAGCTCGGGCCAGGAGCTGGTGCTGCAGCCTGCGCTGCAGGTGATGGATGAGTGCCTGGTCCGCTCCGCGCTGGGCGCCCGCCCGCCGGAGGTCTTCTACAACTGGCGCAGCCTGTGGCAGACCAGCGACACCGAGCGCGCCACGATCGGCAAGACCACGGCCGACACGATCAAGACCATCGCCGACACGAAGCTGATCCCCGACGACGTGCTGTCGAAGGTGGCGGTGAACATGCTCACCGAGGCCGGTGTGGCGCCGGGTCTGGAATCGGAAATGGAAGAGTTCACCCGGGAAAACCCGAACTGGCAGGAAGAGCAGGACGCGGAAGAGCGCGCGGCGCTCGCAGTGGCAGCAGAAGGCCAGGCCAACCAGCCGAACGCCAACGAGGAGTAACCCATGTTTCTGACTGATCGAGTCTCGGTGTCGGCACCCCGCCGCACCGCGGACGGCTACCTCGTGGCCGATGCCAAGGTGGCGCGCACCGGCGTGCAGGAATACCTGGGCAGCGAGCTGGGCCGGCCCGATATGCCGGTGGTGCGGCTGTACCGCCCCGCGGAAGAGGTCTTCGCCACGGACGCGATGCACAGCTACGCCTTCCGGCCGATCACCGTCGAGCACCCGGACAAGATGGTGGACGCCAGCACCTGGAAGGCCGTCTCCGCTGGCCAGACCGGCGCCGAGGTGGTGCGCGACGGCGAGTTCGTGCGCGTGCCGCTGGTGCTGATGGACGCCGCGGCGATCACCGCCTACCAGTCGGGCAAGCGCGAACTGTCGATGGGCTACAGCGCCGAGATCGTGTTCCGCGACGGCGTCGCTCCGGACGGCCAGCCCTACGACGCAGTGCAGACCAACCTCCGCATGAACCACCTCGCCCTGGTCGATCGCGCCCGGGGCGGGCAGCAGCTTCGCATCGGGGATGGCCGCACCCCCGGTGACCAGGATCGCGGCGCCACCAACCCTCAACCGGAGAAATCCACCATGAGCAACACCAACACCCGGACCGTCATGGTCGATGGGTTGTCCGTCGAGACCACCGACGCGGGCGCCCAGGCGATCACGAAGCTCCAGCAGCAGCTCAGCGACGCCGCCACCGCGTCCGCGCGGCAGACCACCGACCACACCGCGGCGCTGGCCCTGAAGGATGCCGAGATCGCCAAGCGCGACGCGACCATCGACGACCTGAAGACCAAGGTGCTGACCGACGCCGCCCTGGACGAGCGCGTGCAGGCGCGCGGCGACCTGGTCGCCACCGCCAAGGCGATCCACGACGCCGACTACCGCTGCAAGAGCGACGCCGCGGTCCGCAAGGCCGCGGTGGTCGGCAAGCTCGGCGACGCCGCGGTCGCCGGCAAGGCCGACGCCTACATCGAGGCGCGCTTCGACATCCTCGCCGACAGCGTCAAGGGCACCGATCCGGTGGCGCGTGCGCTGCGCGACGGCGTCAGCCAGCGCACCACCGTCCAGGACAACGGCTACGCGGCTTCGGTGGCCGGCCTGGACTACCGCACCCGCAACCAGAAGGAGGCCTAAGCCATGGCACTGCAGACCACCTACCCGGATACCCAGGCACCCGCCACCCTCGGCATGCAGGCGACGATGATCCCGGCGACCGTCATCTCGCGCAACGTCGAAGACGCCGCGGGCATCACCTTCGGCAAGGCCGTCTTCCAGGGCGCAACCGACAAGGGCATCACCGCCACCAGCAACGCCAAGTTCGTCGGCATCACGCTGCTGGATCGCTCGGCCACCGGCATCACCGGCAACGCCGACGCCTTCCCGCAGCGGGCCTCGGTGCGCGTCATCACCAAGGGCGACGTGTGGGTCACCGCGTCCGTCGCTGTCGCCGCCGGCGATCCCATCTACCTGACCTCGGCGGGCGTCTTCACCAACGTGGCCACCAACAACACCGCCATCACCGGCGCCCGCTGGGACACCAGCACCACCGCGGCGGGCCAGTTGGCCGTCGTCCGCCTCGGCTAAGGAGCCACCCACATGAATGCACGTCCTCTGTTCGACGCCCAGGTAGCCCTGGGCTTCGTCGTGGCGCAGACCTCGATCATCGAGCCTGGCGTCTACCGCACCGTCTACCCGGACATCCAGTACCGCGACCTGATCCCGACCGATACCAGCGGCAGCGAGTTCGCCACCTCGGTGACCTACTACTCGCAGGACCAGTACGGCAAGGCCGACTGGATCAACGGCAATGCCGACGACATCCCGAAGGCTGGCACCAACCGCTCGCAGTTCCAGACCGGCGTGCACACTGCGGGCATCGGCTACGGCTACGGTTGGGAGGAGATCGGACGCGCGCAGCTGCTGGGCATCAACCTGCCAACCGAGGATGCCGCGGCGGCGCGCCGCGCCTCCGAGGAGATGGTCGATCGCGTGGCGCTCTTGGGCGACACCGCGAAGGGCTTCACCGGCCTGTTCAACGCCACCAACGTGACCCCGGTGGCGGCGCCGACCGGCGCATGGGGCACGCTGCTGGTCGCCGGCACCGCCACCCCGGACCAGATCGTCGCCGACATGAACGCGGCGCTGATGAACGTCTTCAACGGCACCAACACCACCGCGATCGCCGATCGCCTGCTGCTGCCATGGTCGAAGTTCATGCTCATCTCCACCAAGAAGATGAGCGACTACAGCGACATGACCATCCTGCAGTACTTCCTGGCGAACAACGTCTACACCGCTACCACCGGGCAGTCGCTGACCGTCCGCGGCCTGCGCGGCCTGGACACCGCCGGCGCTGGCGGTGTCGCGCGGCTCATCGCCTACCGCTACGACCCCAACGTGCTGAAGTTGCACATGCCGATGCCGCACCGCTTCCTGCCGGTGTACCAGTCCGGCCCGCTGCGCTGGGACGTGCCGGGCGTGATGCGCCTGGGCGGCCTGGACGTGCGCCTCCCGAAGCAGGTCGTCTACGTCGACGGCATCTGATCCACCACGGCCCCGGCGCGCGTCGTCGGGGCCACATCGGAGCATTGCTATGCAGATCAGCAACAACCACAACACCTCGCTGGGCCTGCCGGACGGCACGGTGCTGGCGCCCGGTGAGTCGGCCATCATTCCCAACTGGGCGCAGCTCAAGACGAACTCCGTGGTGCAGGCCTGGCTCGCCGCTGGCGTGTTGAGCAAGGAAGGCACGGAAGAGGATGGCGAAAATGACGAGCAAGGCAAGGAGGATCTTGTCGCCAAGCTGGATGCCGCTGGCGTGAAGTACGACAAGCGCTGGGGCCTGGAGAAGCTGCAGTCCGCGCTGGCGGAAGAGCAGAAGCCGAAGGGCGAGGGCTGAGCCATGTACGGCACGCTGGCGGACGCTGACGCCTACCACCTGGCCCGGGGCAATGCTGCCTGGGCCAACGGCACAGAGGCCGCGCGCACGGCGGCGCTGGTGCGCGGCACGGACTACGTGGACGGCCGCTACCGCGTGCTGCTGCCGTCCGGCCGCTGGGCGTCGATGTTCCCCGGCGTGCGCACGGCCGGGCGGGGCCAACCGAACGAATGGCCCCGCACCGGTGCTGTGGACTACGACGGCGATCCAATCCAGCCGGACGAGATCCCGGTCGAGGTGGAGTGCGCGACGTACGAGGCGGCGCTGCGCGAGCTGGTGAAGCCGGGAAGCCTCTCTCCCGACTTCGTTTCCAGTGCCCTGGCGGTGCGCAAGAAGGTCGGCCCCATCGAGGTCGAGTACAGCGACAAGACGGTCGAAGGCAACGTCCCGAACAGGCCTGTGGTCACGGTGATCGACGAGATCCTTGGGCCGCTGCTGCGCACGCCGGCCCTCATACCTGCGGTGCGGGTCGTATGAGCGAGTTCTACGATGAAATGCAGGCAGTGGCGGTCGAACTGATCGAGGAGTTCGGCTACGCCACGCAGCTCGAGCGCGACGGCGCGCCGACTGGGCCGCCGCACAACCCGCAGCCGGGGCCGCCGACGCGGCACGACTGCAGGGTGGTGGAACTCGACTACAGCCTGACCAACCGCGACGCCACGCTGGTGCTGAAGGGCGACAAGCTGGGGCTGATCTCCACCGACGTGGCGATCCTGCCAACCATGGCTGACCGGCTCCTGCCGGGCGCCGACCTGTACAACTTCATCGACCTGCAGCCGCTGTCGCCGGGCGGCCAGGTACTGCTGTACGAATTCCACGCGAGGCGCTGATGGCGGCCATCACCAACCGGCAGCTGCAGCAGCTCGCGGAATCGCTCGAGCCGGCCATTCGCAAAGCCTTCGTGCAGGCGATCGTCGACACGCGCAACCAGGCCGCAGTGCAGGTCATCGCCGACTTGCTGCGCGCCGGCCGCGTCGATGACGTGCTCAGCGTGCTGGGCATGGACTCGCCGCGCTTCTCCGGCTTGGCTGAGGCGGTGCGCGAGGCGTTCGTCGCCGGCGCACAGTTGGGCATCTCGGAGGTGCCGCGCATCGCGCTGAAGCTGGACCCGGTCATCACCGGCGGCTATCAGCCGCGGCGCGTATCGCCGGTGCTGCGGCCGAGCTTCGACCTGCGCAACCCGGCGGCCGAGGCCTGGCTGCGCGACAACTCGTCCCGCCTGGTCACCGGCATCGTCAACGACCAGCTGGCGCTGATCCGGGACGTGCTGCAGCAGGGCATGGTCGCCGGCCGCAACCCGCGGCAGAGCGCGCTGGACATCGTGGGGCGCGTCGGCGAGACCGGGCGGCGATCCGGCGGCGTGGTGGGGCTCACCGCGCAGCAGGGGCAGTTCGTCACCAACGTCCGCGTCGAGCTGGCCAGCGGCGACCCGAAGCAGATGGCGCACTACTTCAGCCGCGCCCGCCGGGACAAGCGGCTGGATGGCATCGTCAAGCGCGCCATCGCCGCCGGCAAGCCGGTGTCGCAGGCCGACATCGACAAGATCGCCGGGCGCTACGCCGATCGCCTGCTGGCGCTGCGCGGCGAGATGATCGCGCGCACCGAGTCGATCACCTCGATGAACGCCGGCCGCGAGGAAGCGTTCCGGCAGCAGATCGAGAGCGGCGCGCTGGCGCCGGAGAACGTGGTCGGCACGTGGTCGGCCAGCGGCGACGACAGGACGCGGCACAGCCACGCGGCGATGAACGGGCAGGAGCGTGCCTTCGGGCAGCCGTTCCAGTCGCCCACCAGCGGCGCGTGGCTGAACTACCCGGGCGACACCAGTCTGGGCGCCGGCGCGGACGAGATCGTCGGCTGCCGCTGCATGAAGAAGTACCGGTTGGACACGATCGCGGAGGCGCAGCGTGGCAAGCAAGTTCGGTGACCAGGTGCGCGGCTTCGCGGAGAAGGCCAAGCAGCGGCAGGAGCTGATCTTCCGCGAGTCGGCGCAGAAGGTGATGGACGAGGCGAACACGCCGGAGGGGCAGGGCGGCCGCATGCCGGTCGATACCGGCTTCCTGCGGAACTCGGCCGTGGCGTCCACGTCTGGCGTCCCGGGCTCCGGCGGCACCGAGCCGGCGCTGGTGTTCGCCCAGATGCAGATCGGACAGGCCGTGTGGGCTGGATGGACCGCCGCCTACGCGCTGCGCATGGAGCACGGCTACTACGGCGAGGACAAGCTGGGCCGGGTCTACGCGCAGACCGGCAAGGGCTTCCTGCGCGCCGCGACGCAGCGCTGGGATTTCATCGTCAACGAGGTGTCTGCCGCCGTGAAGGCCAGGATTCCATGAGCGATACCGCGATCTACGATGCCTTCGCGACGATGGTCGGCACCTTCGCCGCCAGCATCGGCCTGCCGTGCTCGTATCCTGGGCGCGGCTTCACGCCGCCGACCGGCGCCGATGCGCGCTGGCTTGAGCTGCAGTGGTTCCCCAACCAGACCCAGAACTACGCCACGGATGACGAGGACGGCGGCCTGCAGCAGGGCTTCGGGCAGCTGGCGGCGTGCTACTGGCCAGGCCTGGGCATCATCGTCGGCACCCAGATGACGGACCAGATCCGCGCGGCGTTCCGGAAGGGGACCACGTTCGCTGGCGTGCGGGTCTACCGGCCGCCGTGGACGTCCAGCATCATCGTGGACCCGGAGCGGATCATGCACCCGGTGACGATTGCATGGAGGGGCTTCGTGTCGGGTTAGAATCCGGCCCATGCGAAGGAAACAGCCCATGCTGCACGTCGTCCAGTCCGACCGGCCGCCCACCGAGGGCGAGCTATCGGAGCTGGGCGAGGCCATCCGCCGGATGCAGAAGGAGCGCAACCTCTTCTTCGCCTACAACCGCGAGATGGCGATCATCCTGCGCAACGAGTACGAGGAATACATCGCAGCGGGGTTCACCCAGGCGCAAGCGCTGAAGCTGGTATCGGCGAAGCTGACGCCGCCGGCGAAGTAGTTCAACGGTGGTGAATGCGCGGGCGCTGCCCGCGCGGTAGGCAGGGAGGGCGCAGTTGTCCTTGCCGTAGGGTGCCGGTCCCCTGATCGCGTTCCTGACGCGGTAATAGATCAGCAAGCCGGAACAGCAGCACCGGCCACTACCACCCACACAAGGCCCGCCCAACAGCGGGCCTTTTTCGTTCCCCAAGACCCCGCCCCGTGGCGGGTTTTTTCATGCCACTCGCGAGGAGATACGGCCATGGCCGAGGCACAAACCAACAGCGGTTCCAAGCTCTACATCTGCGTCACCCCGAAGAACGATGACCTGACCGCGACCCAGTTCGCCGCGCTGACCTGGGTGCTGGTGAACAAGGTCGGCAACGTCGGCGAGCGCGGAACCGACACCAACATCGTCAGCTGGGACAGCTGGGACACCGAGGTCACCAGCAAGGGCAAGGGCATCACCAATGCCGGCGACCCGGAGATCGAGGTGGCGGAACTGCTGGCCGACCCTGGCCAGATCGCGATGCGCACTGCAGGGGCGCCGGGCGTGCCGGACAACTACGCGTTCAAGATCGAACGCCCGGACGGGACAATGGAATACCTGCGCGGCCTGGTCGCCGGCCCGAAGTTCAACGGCGGCCGCAACGAGGACTTCGTGCTCAACACCTACAAGCTGGGGCTGAACCAGGTGCCGATCCGCGTCGAGGCGCCGGCCAAGCAGTAACCGAACACCGGCGGGGTAGGGCGCGCGCCTGAAAGGCTGCCTGATCCGACAGCTTCCCCGCCGGTTCCTTTTCGGATCGCACCAAGGATCACGACATGACCGACCTGAGCACCATCGTCGCCGCCGAGCGCGACATCGACATCAAGCACCCCGTCACCGAGGAGGAGATCGGCCTGCGCATCACGTTGCTGCCGAGCACGCATCCGCAGGTGAAGGCCGCTGCGCGCAAGTCCCTCAACGAGCGCCTGGCCGGCAAGGGCAAGCTGACCGCCGAGAAGATCGAGCAGAACCGCATGGACATGCTGGTGGCTTCGGTCAGCGGCTGGGACTGGCAGGGCGATCTCACCTTCAAGGGCGAGAAGCCGGCATTCAACGATGACAACCTGCGCAAGGTCCTCAAGCACCTGTCCTGGATGCAGGACCAGATCGACGCCGAGTTGGGGAACAGCGCTGATTTTTTTCCGAGCTGACGGCGCGCCTCGCTGAAGCGATGTACCTGACCGTCCGCTACGACATGGCGGACGAGCAGGGCGAGACGCGGCGCCAGCGCAACGCGCGCTTCGGCGAGCCGTCGCCGGGGGTGGAGGTGCCCGAGGAAGCCGCCCACGTCTGGGCCTGGTTCTGGCTGCTGTCTGGCCGGCGCCGCAGCGGCCCCGAGGCACTGAACTACGCCGAGATCGGCGAATGGCAGCGACTGAGCCAGCAGGACGTGCTGCCGGCCGAGATCGACATGCTGATGGCAATGGACGACGCCTACCTGCGCGCTGTGCGCGAGGACCAGGCGGCGGCGCGGGCGCGTGCGCTCGAATCACAGAACGGTGGGAGATAGCGGGTGGATATCGCCGAGCTTGGCTACAAGGTCGATTCGAGCGGGCTGGTCGAGGGCACGAAAGCCCTGGACCAGAACGCGGCCGCGGCGGACAAGGCCGGCGGTGCCGCGGAGCGGCTGGAGAAGGAATACCAGTCGATGTCGCGGGCGGTAGAGCAGTCCTCGCGCGCGCTCGGCGACCGGCTCGGCGGGGCGCTGGACCGCATCACCGCCGGCACCGGCGGCGTCATCACCGAGCTGCAGACCCTAAACCGGACGCAGAGCGAGATCCTGACCGCGCTGGGAAACATGGAAGGCAAGCTCTCCGGTGCCGCGGCCGGCATGCAAGCCTACGGCGCCGCCGGGAAGGAAGCTGCCGCCAGCAGCACGGCCGCGGCAACCGCTTCGGATCGGCTGCAAGCTGAGCTGGCGCAGCAGGAGGCCCGCTACCGTAGCGTCGCGCAGCAGGGCATGACCTTCGCCGAGGCCGGCCGCACTGCCAACCTGTCGGAGCGTGCGCTCGCAGAGGCGGCGCGTGACGCAACGACCGGCATCGACCTGCAGGCGCAGGCGATGTCCCGCGCCGGCAGCGAGCAAGAGCGCATGGTGGCGCGCGCGCGGGCGCTGGAAGAGGCCGAGGCCCGGGTGCAGAAGGAGTCTACCGCCGCGGCGCGCGCGTCGCAGGTGCAGGAGGTCAACCTCAAGCAGCTGCTTGGCCAGATCGATCCGACGGTCGCTGCGCTGAACCGCATGGCCGACATGGAGTCTCGCCTCGAAAAGGCCGGCGAATTGGGGCTGATCAAGCCGCAGGTCATGCAGCAGTACCAGGCCCAGATCGAGACGAGCCGCCAGGCGCTGCTGAAGTCCAAGCTCACGCATGAGCAGTACCAGATGTCGGCCCGCCAGACCGCGACGGCGATGCGCATGATCCCGGCGCAGATGACCGACATCACCACCAGCCTGATCAGCGGCCAGACGCCGTGGATGGTGGCGATCCAGCAGGGCGGCCAGCTCAAGGACCAGTTCGGCGGCATCGGCCCGGCGGCGCGTGCCGTGGGCGGCTACGTGCTCGGGCTGATCAATCCGTTGACCCTGGCGGCGGCAGCGATGGCCGCGCTTGTGGTGGCGGCCACGCAGAACCGCGACGAGCTGTTCGAGTTCCAGAAGGCGCTGATCCTCAGCGGCCAGGGTGCGGTGATCGGCTCGGCAGGCTTCGAGGCGCTGACCAACAGCCTGGACAATCTGCAGGGCGTGTCGCGTGGCGGGGCCGTCGCTGCGCTCACCGCCACTGCCGCGGCCGGCCGCTTCGCCGGCGAACAGTTCGAGTTGGTGGCCGGTGCTGCCGCGCGCATGGAAGCGGCCACCGGCCGCTCGGCTGCGGCGACCGTCAGCGCCTTCGAGTCGATCGCCAAGGACCCGCTGGAAGGCCTGCTGAAGCTCAACGACGCCGAGCGTTTCCTCACGGCGTCCCAACTGGAGCGAATCATTGCCCTTCGCGAGGAAGGGCATACGCAGGAGGCAGCCAACGAGGCGATCCAGCTTTACGCCACCCACCTGCGCGATGTGGCCGACCAGACCGACGCCGTCATGCCGGCTATGTCGCGTGGCTGGCGGGACCTAAAGGACGACATCGGCGGCGCCTGGTCCGCGCTGGGCGGCTTCACGAACGCCATGGCGGACCTCGCCGGGAAGTGGGGCATCCTGCAGCGGCTGCCGCGGCTCAGCGACATGCTGGGTCTGGGCGTGGCCGGCAGCACGATCACCAAGAACCTGGGCCTGCCGTCGATCACGGACGCGATCAACGCCTACGCCAACCTCGCGCGCGGCGGGAGCGCGCAGCTGCCCAAGCCGATCGACGAGAGCGCGATCAGCGCGCAGATGGCGCGGGACCTGGCGGCGGCCGCCGAAGAGAATGCGACAGCGCAGCGCACGGCATCGGAGGCCATCAACGCACAGGTGGCCGGCCTCGATCGCGCCACCGCCAAGGAGGCGGCGAGGCTGAAGATCATCGAGCAGTACAACAAGCTCGCCGACAACGATGCCCGCCACTTCGATGGGTCGATGGATCGGCTCATCGCCAATGCCAACAAGCAGATCGACAAGCAGTTCAACCAGCGCGAGGGAGTGGGCAAGAAGAACACCGACGACACGTCCGCGCAGAGCTTCGTGGCAGGCGTCCAGCGCCAGATTGAGGCGAACAACCAGCTGGCCGAGAGCGGAGAGAAGGTGACCGCCAGCGACCGCATGGTGATCCAGGCGCGGCAGCTGCTGGCGGACAAGACCAACACCATGAGCGCGGCGACGCGCAGCCTGCTGCAGGCCCTGATTCCGCAGTTGGAAGCGAGTGATGCCCAGGCGCAGGTCGAGGTGCAGCGCCAGCGCGGCATGCAAGCGAGCATCGCCCTGACCGAGCGCTTGACGCAGCTGGAGAAGCAACGGCAGGAGCAGGCCGAAATCGACCTGATGGGGATGGGGCGTGGCGCGGATGTCACGCAGGTGCTGCAGCGGCAGCTCGACATCCAGCGGCAGTACCTGCAAGAGCAGGAGAAGCTGGACAAGTCCTACAACACGGAGAGCGTATCGCTCAGCGGCGAAGCGCTGGAGGTCCGCCGGTCGCAGTACGAGCAGGACAAGGCAAATCTGGAGGCGAGCCTCGACCGGTCGCTGGACATCGAGCGCACCTACCAGCAGCGCCGCATGGCGCTCACCAGTGACTGGCGAACCGGCTTCAATCGCGCATGGGAGGACTACGTCTACGCCGCCGGCAACGCGTCGGAGCAGTCCGCGAACCTGCTGGCCAACAGCCTGAGCGGCGCCGAGGACGCCTTCGTCAAGTTCGCGCAGACGGGCAAGCTGTCGTTCACCGACCTGGCCAACTCGATCATCGCCGACCTGGCGCGCATCGCGGCGAAACAAGCGATCACCGCCCTAGCCGGCAATCTGCTTGGCAGCCTATTCGGGCAGTCGGCGGCGGCGACGGATGGCTACGTGGGCGACTACAACGCCATCTACGGTGGTGGACGCGCATCGGGCGGCCCGGTGTCCAGCGGCAAGTACTACGAGGTCGGCGAGCAAGGCCGGCCGGAACTGCTGCAGCAGGGTGGGAAGAGCTACCTGATCCCGGGCAACGACGGCACGGTAATCCCGATGGCGGCGGCCAGCAGCAGCACCAGCAGCGGAGGCAACGTGTACTTCACGCAGACCAACGTGGTGCAGAGCGACGGCACCGCGACCTCCAAGACCACCGGCAGCGACGAGAACGCCGCGGCGCGTGCGCTCGGTGAGCAGATGCGCAAGGTCGCGCAGGCGGAACTGGTCAAGGCCATGCGCCCCGGCGGCATTCTGACGAGGGCGAACTGATGGCCGATACGTTCACCTGGACGCCGACGACGTCCAGTCGCGGCACTGCCGCCAGCAGCGTCAATCGCGCGAGGTTCGGCGACGGCTACGCGCAGTCGTCGGCGGACGGGATCAATCCGATCTTGCGCAGCCACGACCTGACGTTCACCGCGCGCAAGCCGGTGATCGTGGCCATCGCCGCCTTCATCGACGCGCATCCCGGCGTCTCGTTCAACTTCACGCATCCGCTGCACGGCGCCGGCCTGTACCAGTGCGACGGTTACAGCGATTCCAACGACGGCGGCGGCATGTGGACGCTCACCGCCACCTTCGAACAGACCTTCCAACCCTAATAAGAGGCAGCCATGGCGCGCCAATTAATCGACACGACCACCAACCACGGGACCTACATCGGCGATCCCGCGTTGACGGCATTTAGCAAGATCAACGACAACTTCGGCGAGAACTACGCAGCTCTCGCGCTGCTGAAAAGCGCGTCGCGCGCAGACCTGTTGGGCACCGTCTCGCAGTCCGGCGGTGCAGCGACAGGCGCGGTCATGGAGCGTGGCAGCAATGGCAACGGATCGTACTGGCGATTTGCCAACGGCATGCAGGTATGCGCGCGAGGCATCGGCCCTTTCAACCTCGCAACGGGCGCGGTCTACAACAGCGGGGCATTGACCTTCCCCGCGGCGTTCTCAGGCTCGCCGCAAGTCGCGCTGCACATCAACTGCAGCTTCCCGTACTACGTCACCGGCAACTTCGAGGGTGGTGTAACCGCAACGTCTGCAGCGGCCTCGATCCGCAATGGCTACACCGCCGCTATCAATGGAATCTACGCCGGCTATATCGCCGTGGGGGGCTGGTTCTGATGCGTATCACAATCATCGCACAGCGATCAGATGCTGCGCTCTCTGTCTCCTGCGCTGGCGACGTGCTGACGATCAATGGCGAGGTATTCGATTTCGGGCCACTGCCCGACGGGTGCGAGCTGCCTCACGGCGCTGTGTCGTCGCCTTTCGTTGTGGGTCCTGTGCGTAGGGACGGTGGCGTCGTCTCTATCGCGCTGGCCTTCCCCTACGCGGCCGACGAAGAGGCATGGGAGCCGCGCACGCTTGATCTGGATTCCGGCGAGGTGAAACCGTGAGCAACATCGACTTCGACATCGTGATCACGCCCGAGAGCAAGCGGCGCGAGCAGCATGAGTCGTTTCTCGTCGGCGTCTCCGCGTGGCTGGACAGCACCGTCAAGTCCCGTGGCTACGACAACATCGTCTCCTGCGCCAGCTATGCCAACAGCACCGACGCGCAGTTCCGCGCTGAAGCGGCTGCAGCTGTCGCTTGGCGTGATGCCGTCTACCGCAAATTGTACGAACTGCAGGCGAATGCCCCCGAAGGAGTCACGACCCTTGAGCAGGTCATCGACCTGCTGCCGCAGCCGCAGGCCTTCGGCTGGCCAGCATGAGCATCCTGGCCGACATCCAGACGCTTGAACCCGGCGCGCGCGTGCGACTGTTCGAGTTGGATGCGACAGACCTGGGCGCCGATCAGCTCTACTTCCATGCCCACCGGCAGTCCGCGCCGATCGTGTGGCAGGGTGAGGTCTACTATCCATGGCCGGTGGAAGCCACGGGCTTCGAGCGCACCAGCGACCAGCCGCCGAATCCGCGGCTGCGCGTCGGCAACATCGACGGCACCATCACCGCGATGTGCCAGCTCTTCGACGACCTCGTCGGCGCGCGCCTGATCGTCAGGCAGACGCTTTTGCAGTACCTGGACCCGGTCAACTTCGCCGGCGGCAACCCGACGGCAGATCCAGACGAGCATTTCCCCGACGAGATCTGGTACATCGACCGTAAGGCCTCCGAGGACATGGAAGTGGTTGAGTTCGAGCTGGCGACGGCCGCCGACCTCAACGGCGAGCAATTGCCGGGCCGGCAGATCATGTCCCTGTGCAGTTGGATCTTGCGTGGCGGTTACCGTGGGCCGTACTGCGGCTACAACGGTCCGCCGGTTGCCGACATCAACGACCAGCCGGTCACCGATCCTGCACTGGACGTATGTGGCGGACTGATCCGGAGCTGCAAATTGCGGTTCGGCGCGAACAACCCGCTGCCGCACGGCGGCGCCCCCGCTGAGGGGCGGCTGCGCACCTGACGATCCTGCACCACCTGCACATTCCCGCTGCTCCTGCAGCAGCCACCGGCCCGCCCAGCGCGGGCCTTTTCCATGGGCGACCAAATGGAACATGCAACCCTCCAGGCCATCCAGGCGCATGCCATGGCCGAGTACCCGCGCGAGTGCTGCGGGCTGATCGTGGCCACGGCAGACGGCGAGCGCTACTTCGCATGCCGCAATACCGCTACCACCCCCAGCGAGCATTTCCGCCTGACTGGTAAGGACCATGCCGCCGCGGCAGATCAAGGCGAAGTGCTGGCGCTGGTGCACAGCCACCCAAACGCGCCGGCCGCGCCGAGCGATGCTGATCGGCTCCAGTGCGAGATGAGCGAGATCACCTGGCACATCGTCAGCGTCGGGCAGGTTGATGGCGCGCCGGAGTGTGGCGACGTGCAAACGATCCAGCCTTGCGGCTACGTTGCGCCGCTCATCGGCCGGCAATTCGCGCACGGCGTCCTCGATTGCTACACGCTCCTGCGTGACTTCTATGCGCGAGAGCTGGGCATCCAGCTCCGCGACTACCCGCGCGACGACGAATGGTGGAAGCGCGGCGAGAACCTTTACGAGAAGCACTTCAGGGAAGAAGGGTTCAGCGAGATTGCAGACGAGCCTCGCCGCGGCGACGTGTTCCTGATGCAGATCCGATCCGAAGAGATGAACCACGCCGGCGTGTACCTGGGCGACGGCCAGATGCTGCACCACCTCCACGGCCGGCTGTCGGAACAGGTGCCCTATGGGGGCTACTGGCTCCAGCGAACGACCAAGGTGATTCGCCACCATTTGATGGAGTCGCGCGCATGATCGACAAGGTACGCACCATCCGCCTGTACGGCCCGCTTGGCGCGCGCTTCGGCCGTGAGTTCCGCCTGGCTGTCAGCAGCTCCGCCGAGGCCGTGCGCGCGCTCTGCGTGCTGCTGCCTGGCTTCGCGAGCTACCTGACGCACGCCAAGGATCGCGGCATGGCCTTCGCCGTCTTCGTCGGTCGCCGCAATCTCGGTGTGGACCAGCTCAATGACCCGCCGGGCAGCGAGGACATCCGCATCGCGCCCGTGCTGCTGGGCGCCAAGAGCAGCGGCAGCTTGACCGCCATCATCGGGGTGGCGCTGATCGTGGTATCTGGCTTCTTCACCGGCGGCACCACCTGGTCGCTGGCGCTTGGTGCTGGCGGCGTGGCTGGCGCGGTTGCCGGCATCGGTTTGTCGCTGGTGCTGGGCGGCGTCTCCCAGATGCTTGCGCCGCAGCCTAAGGGGCTCGGCACCGGCGAGCGGCCGGAGAACAAGCCGAGCTACAGCTTCAACGGCCCGGTGAACACGCAGGCACAGGGGAACCCATACCCGCTGGGCTATGGCCGTGGCTGGGGCGGCGGCGCAATCATCAGCGCCGGCATCTACGCGGAGGACCAGGCGTGAGCGCTGCCGTCGATATCCGCGGCGCCAAGAAAGGTCAAAGCTCCGCGCGTGCGCCTGTGGAGACGCCGGACAGCCTGCAGAGCATCGCCTACGCCAAGATCCTGCTTGCGATCGGCGAGGGCGAGATCAAGGGGCCGGTGAACGGCCTGCAATCGGTGTATCTGGACGGCACGCGTCTGCAGAACCCGGATGGCACGTTCAATTTTCAGAACGTGCGCGCGGAGTGGCGCGTTGGCACGCAAGACCAGGACTACATCGCTGGGTTCCCGAGCGTCGAGAACGAGATCGCGGTCGGCGTCGAGCTGACCGATACAACGCCCGTGGTGCGCACGCTGTCTGGCTCGGATCTGTCGTCGGTGCGCATTCGCATGGGCACGCCGTCGCTTCAGAAGACGGATACTTCCACGGGCGACATCACCGGCTACAGCATCACCTACGCCGTGGACATCGCCACCGATGGCGGCGCGTACAGCACGGTCCTGACCGATACCATCACCGGCAAGACGACGACCCTCTACGAGCGCAGCCGCACGGTTGACCTGCCTGCCGGCAGCCAGTGGCAGGTGCGGATCCGCCGCCTGACGCCGAACGCGAACAGCAGCACCATCGCGGATGTCCTGTACGTGCAGGCGCTGACCGAGATCATCGACGCGAAGCTCCGGTATCCGAACACTGCGCTGCTGGCGCTGGAGTTGAACGCGAGCCAGTTCCAGGCCATCCCGACCATCGGCGTCTGGGCTGATTGGATGATCGTGAAGGTGCCGAGCAACTATGACCCGGCGACCCGCAGCTACAGCGGCATCTGGGACGGCACGTTCAAATCGGCCTGGACCGACAATCCGGCGTGGGTCTTCTTCGACATCTGCACGAACGATCGCTACGGGCTCGGCCATCGCATTCCGGCCGCGTGGGTCGATCGCTGGCGCCTCTACCAGATTGCGCAGTACTGCGACCAGCTCGTGAGCGATGGACTGGGCGGGCAGGAGCCGCGGTTCACCTGCAATCCATACTTCCAGACCCAGGCCGACGCGTGGAAAGTCCTGTCCGATCTCGCCGCGGTCTTCCGCGGCATCACCTACTACGCGGCCGGGCAAGTCATGGCCTCGGCCGATATGCCGGTCGACCTGACCTCCTGTTACACGTTCAGCGCGGCCAACGTCGTCGACGGGCGGTTCACATACGAGGGGTCGGGACGAAAGACGCGGCACACCGTTGCGCTCGTGTCGTGGAATGACCCGAGCGACTTCGGGCGCGCGAAGGCCGAGCCCGTGGAGTACCGGCCCGGCATCGCGCGCTATGGCATCCAGCAGACTTCGGTCACTGCGCTCGGATGTTCGTCGCGCGCGCAGGCTCAGCGCATCGGGCTGCACATCCTCCTGAGCGAAAACCTAGAGACCGAAACCATCGGGTTTGGAACCGGTCTGGAGGGTCACGTGCCGCAGCCAGGCGAAGTGATCGCGGTGCAGGATCCGGCGCGCGCGGGTCGGCGCAACAGCGGGCGCATCCGATCTGCCACGTCGAATAGCGTGACGGTGGACAAGGTTCCCCCAACGTTGGAGATCGGCGACAGCATCCGGATCCTGCTGCGCTCGGGGGGCAGGAGCGAGGCGCGCACGGTATCGGCGATCAACGGGAGCGTCATCAGCGTCGGTGCGCCGTGGACGACAATCCCCATCGCGCAGTCGGTGTTCGCCGTTGAGCAGAGCGACCTGGCGCTGCAGTATTTCAAGGTCATCTCGGTCAAGCACAACGACGACGGCATGACCTTCCAAGTGACGGGGCTGAAGCACGTCAATGCCAAGTACGCGGCGATCGACGACGGCGCGCGGATCGAGCTATCGCCGATCAGCATCATTCCGCCGAGCGTGCAGCCGCCGCCGAGCAACGTCGCGCTGTCCAGCCATTCGGTGATCGACCAGGGCATCGCCACGCACGTGCTGACGATCAGCTGGGATGCTGCGCCGAAGGCGATTGCATACGATGTCGAGTGGCGCCGGGACGACATGGCTTGGGTAAAGGCCGGGCGCGCCACCACCACCAACATGGAGGTGCGCGGGATCTACGCTGGCCAGTACCTGGCGCGCGTGCGCGCGGTGAATGCGCTCAACGCGGTGTCCATGCCAGCGCTGTCGGCGCTGACCACGATCGAGGGCAAGACCACGCCGCCGCCCGCGCTGACGACGCTGACGGCCAGCGGCATCATCTTCGGCATCGAGCTGGCCTGGACGTTCCCGCCGGGGGCGACCGACACGCAGCGCACCGAGATCTGGTACGGCCCGGCCAACGTGCTGGCCAACGCCATCAAGCTGGGCGACTTCGCCTACCCGCAGGCCAAGCACACGATGATGGGCCTGGCCGCCGGCGTGCAGTTCTTCTTCTGGGGCCGCCTCGTGGATAGGTCCGGCAACATCGGCCCGTGGTACCCCCTGGTGAACGGCGTCGTGGGTCGATCCAGCACCGATGCCAACGCGATCCTGGATTACCTCACCGGCAAGATCACCGCCAGCCAGCTGGGCAAAGATCTGCTTTCGAAGGTGGACTCGATCTCCGACCTGCTGCCGCTGGTCTGGAATTCGGGCGCGACCTACAGCCAGGGCCAGACGGTCATCTACGAGGGCCAGATATACAGCTGGGAGAGCAGCACCGCCGGGAACGAGACGCCGCCGGGCGCGAACTGGAAGGACGTGGGCGATGCGCTCGCGCAGGTCGGTGCCGTCGTCGGCCAGGTGAACAGCAACACGCAAGCGATCAGCGTCCTCGACGGCAAGGTGAAGGCGCAGGGAACGAAGGTGGATGGCATCTTCGCGCAGCTCGACGTCAAGGCTGCCGGCGATACGGACTGGGGCGCCGGCGACACGAACGTCTATGCCGGCACGATCACTGTGCAGAGCGTCATCGCGAGCGGCGACCTTGCGCAAGCGAAACGCACCGACACTGTCGAGGCCAATCTCGGCACGACGAATGCCGCGGTGCAGGTCACCAGCCAGGCGGTGGCCGCGCTCGACGGCAAGGCGTCGTCCAGCTACATCGTCAAGACCGCGGTCACATCAGGCGGCCAGTACTATGCCGCCGGCATCGCGCTGGGCATCGACGCCAGCGGAGGTACGGTGCAATCGTCGTTCCTCGTTCACGCCGATATGTTCGGCGTGCTCAACAGCACCGGCAGCGATGCGACCGTCATCTCGCCGTTCGTGATCCAAAATGGGCAGACGTTCATCAATCAGGCTTTCATCGGGGATGCATGGATAAACTCGGCAAAAATTGCAGATGGCGCAATTACTAACGCAAAAATAGGTGAATATATTCAGTCGTTTAACTATTCAGAAGGGAAATCAGGTTGGAGACTAAGTAAGGACGGGAATCTGGATA